TTCATTGTAACCGCCATGTCGACGTACTGATCCTTCTTGATTGACAAAAGGTCGGTACGGATTCCAACGGAGTTGAGATACTTCCTCATATCTTCGGAGCGCCACTGGTCGAATGTAACCAAGCGTAGATTGAATCCCTTAGTCTGCAAGCTGATAATGTAGTCCTGAACCTCAGTAAAGTTGACTTCATTGCCCTTCTTCGGCTCCCAAAAGCGCAAAGCATCTACCTTGACCTTGGGTGCCGCTGGCTTTAACTGACCCGTAACGTCCTTAATCGAAACCCAGCTATCAATGTGGGCCAAGGCCACGGCACAGCGGTCGTGCTTCTGTGCAAGGTCAACGTGAACAAAGTACATTCTATCTGGGTCGGGCTTGAAATGCAACTTGAATTGACCAGCGTCTGCACCCACCTCATTGCCCACGCCATTAGGGTAGTCAAACGCCTCTTCGATACGAGTTCTATCCTTGAAGAAAGCGTCAACAGCGTCGGGTGGCATGCAAGCCAGACGACCCAATGCATCTGAATAGTCATTGACAAACTCAGAAACCTTTTCCTCTAGGGTAACGATAGGGTTTACGTCCCAGCAAGGTCGGCGCAAGGCATAAATCTTTGGAGCCTCATACGCCTCGATGTGGTCCTCTTCCCACTCAATAGCAATCTCATTACCCTCGTAGCCGTCTGGAAGCTCAGGATCAATCTTCATTATCTCCCGGCGCTTGACGACCTGCTTTGCCTTTACAGCACGATCATACAATTGCATCATGTAGTCACCCTTGAAACGAGGGAAAGACAGGCTGATGTACTTACCGTATGTAGCAAAGCGAGAGTTAACTGAGGCTCTGTACATCTTGTACAGACCATCAGCGGTCTTTCCTGTCTCACCCTTGGCTGATTCTAACGCGAAGGCTGCAATCTCGTCAAGAATTACTGCAAAAAGGTTTAGACCCTCGAAGGCTTCTCTTTCGGAGTGACCTGAGTACAGGTTAATGTTCTTTAGAAAGGAAACTTCCCCCTGACGCGCTGGCTCTCTCCCGGCACCGGTCTCATATCTTCCCTCAAACCAAGGAGACAAAGTAATGTAGTTCTTAAGCTTCTTAAAGAATACTCGGTTTGCCTGATCAGAGTTAACAGCAACATTCAATAGGTCAATGTTGTCATTCGATGGCTTGCCATAATATGCTGCCGGGTCCTTTAGGCATAGCAACTGATAAACGATGTAAGTGAATGCCATGGCACTCATTTCGTCCTTACCGCTTCCCTTACCCAACATCAAGATAATTTCGTTATTAGTATACTTGCGATGCCAATTCTGAGCATACTCAGGGCTCTTATGTAGCAGCTCCAAAGTTTCTTTACGATAAATCTGTGTCATGTGCAGTAGGCATTCGCGCTGGATTGGAGACAGTTTCATCTTTCTACCGCCCAAATACATTGGGTCTTGCACAAAGGTATCAATGTCTACTGGAATCTCTTCAAATGGGCCATCATCCAGTACCGCTAGGAAGTCATCAAACCCGCTCATACGTCAACCACCGTAATTGGTTCAACCTTTCCGGTTACGGCTGTCAACCTGCGAGCCACTTCCATCTTGCAGTGATTACATGTAGAAGTTACTTCTCTCAGGATAGCAATTAGCTTCTCCTGCTTTTCTTCAAGTTCCGCCATTTCGTCACCAAGGGCGGCGTCAGAAAGTAATCCTGATTTCTGCAAAGTCTCAACACGCTTTGCCTGAACGTCTGCCAGGTTCTTTAGAGCAGCGTTCTTAATCTTCATTCCATCAATGGAATCAACATTGTCTGCCTCTTGAACCAAGTCCCAGTATTCGGTAATAATCCTATTGTAGTTACCGTCGAATTCGTGAACTACTTCCTGAGCACGCGCCCTTAAAAGCTCATCGTCCTTGGCTACTTCCTTGAACTCTTGAATGTAGTTAAGCACATCCTTGCGCTGCAAGCCGGTGTCTCGTGCAATGGCTGTAGGGTTTCGCCCCTCTAGGTGGAGGGTGACGACCTTATGCATTTCATTGTACCGGGCTTCTTCGGCCAGGATTAGTTCTTTTGCCATGAATTGATCATAATGGTTAAAGTGTCAAAAGTCAAATCTTAGTCAACCAAGATACTCAATCATCCGTGCAAGGACTTCTTTTCGATCATTAACCATGCCCAAAGCTGTATTGCAATTATTGCAAATTATTCCTCTTACGCAATCTTTTTGTCAAATTTTCTACTCGACTAAGAACTGACTTTGACTCGTTCAATTTCTCGCTTGATGTACCATAGAGCCTTTTCAAGGTCCTGAATTTCGTTTGCCTTGTTCTTTAGACCCGCGCGGGCGATGTACTTTACTGCATTGCCCCGATTGAAATTCATCTGCTCCGTTAGCTGAATAATTTCTATACCGTTATAAGCTGTGTAGTGCAAAGGATGATTTACTACGTCCTCTTCCATTACTTGTATGTCTCGCTTTCCTGTACGATGCTGATCTCTTGACCAGTAATGCTGACTAGTACATTTGGTCCCGGCCTTTGGGTGTACACGTTCATTTCACCGGCCTTGGCGTACTTGAATAGCTGGTTATCCCACTGATCTATTATGCCGTCGCGCTCAACTAGATCAAGGAACTTGTCGGCACCTTGCGGAGTCCAGAGCATTGACACCCCGCCATAACGCTGATACGCCCTACACACATGCTTACCCACCATCATAGATTCATCGAACACGTGATCTTGGTCCCTAGGTAAGAACAAGGCGAAGGCGTCAGTGTCTCTTGGAAGCTCGCTCGTAATCGGCCAGAAGATATCATTGAACAAAGGGTGTAGGATTGCGTCATCTTCAAAGGTGACTATTTGCTTACCGGGGTCCATCCACAAAGCATTGAGCACCGTGAGATAGATGCCTAGCTGACCCACCTTAATGTCGTCAGTGTTAATCTCAACGTGGTTTCTTTCAAGATTGTATTTTAGTATCTCTGGATTGCTGCCGTCGATGCCTCGTGTTCCGGAATACTTCCAGTGAAAGCTCTGATCAAGCTGCCTTCTGATTTCATCGGTGTACGCCTTGCGCCGGTCGTCAATGCTAAAGATTGTATAGTTCATTTAATTCCACTCAGGTACTTAATCATATTTTCTAATCTCTCTATGTTGTCTTGGGCGTATCCAAGTGCCATGTTGCAAGAAAAGCAAAGGAGACCCCGGACGCACTTGCCACAAGTAAATTCGCCTGGGCAGCAAGAATGATCGTGGTCTACATGGAATGACTTGGTTGTCTCGGATGCAAGCGTATCACAGGTAGCGCAGGTACCATTTTGAGCCGACAGCATGGTGTCGAACTGCTCTGATGTAATACCGTACCTTCGCTTTAGGTGATAATCTCTCTGCATCTGAGGCGTTCTCTTTTCAGGGTTCTTCTCCCGGTACTCCCGTGCGTATTCAGTTACACACGGCTTGCACCATCTGTGAAGCCCATCCTTATTTGCTTTCGCAGGTCCAAATGCCGAAGTCTCTTTGTCTTGCTTGCACCTTGTACATGTTTTCATATTGACATCTTAAAACGTTTAACGTTAAATGTCAAATTAACGAATGTTAAACTTCTTTAGGTACACGTCTATAATCTGATAGCTAACCTGGCACTGCTTGGCAATTTCATCTATCGTCTTGCCTTGCTTGCGCTGTAGCGTTAGCCACTTCTTGCTGTGATACAGCTTACTCACGAGACCCTGCCATTAGATGTGCATAAGCTTTCTGTAAGTCATCCATCAATTCCTCTATCAACTTGGGATTGCTAAACGAATGACCGGCCCATAGCTGTAGATTTACCCTGGGCTCCTTGCCGTTCCAACCCGTTAGTACAACCGGCGCTGACTTAGCTGGGGTTCCGTTGAGGGGCCTCATAGCATTCCTGACAGTCAATTTTCCTTCCTAACTCCCTTGAATGGCTTACCGCCACGACGGATTCGCTCAAACCGTCCCTGTGATCGTGGTCGAGTGCCCCACATATCGATTACAGCCTTGGCCGTCTCTCTCATTCCTCTCCCCATTGCGCTCTCAGGCATTACTAACCGCCTCTGCTGAGCCTCTAATGAACCTAACGTCCTTGGTTGATTCAGATTCTTCGATGTAAATGCGGGGGCGGTCATCAGTCCAATTCACGTCCCAGGGGCAGGTTCTAATCTTGCCCCCGTCAGCCTGAACAACCCAGGCACCATCCACAAACTTAGTATAGACTTGCTTTAACATTACTTCCTCCTAGTTAGTGTATTGTATGCATAATATGCAATGGCACATGCATCACCAACGTCATCGTCGGTAATGTTCATCTTCGGCCATTTTTCGTTAATGAAATTCATCGTGCGCTGCTTGCGAATCTCTCGCTTCTTAGAAGCATACCACGACGTAGATTTTCCTGGGAAGTCAACTTTTAGCTGAGCTATCTCTGCCCTAGTGAACGGTGGGTTGCCAATTGCACGCTGCCACTCAAGGGGGCTGACGTGTATTACCTTGGCGCGTCCGTGGAGTAGCTGGGCCAGCACGGCACCATAGACCAGGGACAGATCAATCGTCACCCGGACATTCTTGTTGTTCGCAAGAATAGCACCTTCCATTGCGATGAAGTCAACGTCGAACTCGTGCATCAAAGCTCTAACCTTTTGTGATGCGTCCTTAAGACGCTCAAAAACTGTTGATCCTGTGAATAAGACCTTGCCCCACTTGACCGGCTTCCGGTTGTAGAACACACAAAAGGCTAGAGACTTAGTGCTACAGTCAATGCCCAAGACGCGGGATGCCTTGGACTTTTGTAAATCTATGATGCTCACGCTACTCCTACTAGTTGCAATAATTCCATTCTGTTTACCGCTCGCTCCGCAAGGACACAGGACTGGCAAACATTTCCTTCATTATAACGAGACAACGGTGTCAATTTACATTGTTTGCATAGTCTCTTTTTACCGGCCTTGCGGTCCTTCTTTTCGTAATACTGCTGCATGATCTTGGCATTGGTCACAAGCTTGCAGCAATCCTTTGAGCAATACTTCTGATTATGACGGGTGGGGTTAAACTCCTTAGCACAATCTTGATTAGCGCAACTCTTACTTCCAGTTGTTGTTTCCATAATAACCACTTTACACCTCCCCTCGGAGATATGCCGTAGCACTCTCCATGAGAGTCAGGTCATCGTCAAACAATCCTATTGCCTTGTTGCATCTGCCGCAGAGCAGTCCCCGGACAGCTCCGGTCGTGTGGCAATGATCAACGGCTAACGAAATTCTTTCTATGCTTTCTGGTTGCTTGCAAATCTTGCATAAACCCTGCTGGGCCTCATACATAACTTTGTAATCTTCAAGAGTTATGCCATAAGTCTTGATTAAGTTTCGATTCTTTCTGCAATCGGCGCAGTCCCATCGTAATCCATCAGTGGTACGGTATGAAAGAGCGAATTCTGCGGCAGACTTTAAAACCTTACAGTCTCCGCAAACCTTTTCATCTAGCACAACAATGTTAGACTCCCTAAACAATGCCTTTTCAAGATTAACCTCAGAAACGCATTGCTTGCACCTTGTTGCTGGCCTTCCCCTGCTTGTCATGTAGAACTCGTCCCATAACTTATCTTGTTTACATCTATTACATACTTTACTCCTTCCTGTCTGTACCTCTTCAATCATGGCGTTGGGACCTCCATAAGAGGGATTGTAATGTCGCCCTCTTGGTACTGGTCGAAGCAATCTTTTCTCACCGGGCAGTTGCGGCAAATCTTATTGCTTGGTTCCCCGGAATTTCTAGCTCTTGTGAAGGGAATGATAGGAAGCTGCCCATCATCAAATGCCTTCCTTGTTTCTTCAAGCCAGGCAAACACCTTGGTTATTATGGCCTCGTTGGCTTCGTTTAGTTCTACAGGAATCACTAGGTAGCTCTGGTCATTCTTATTGACGTAAAGCAAAAACCCTCTCCTTCTGCCTGTAGCCTTTAAGTAAATCAATAGCTGAATCAGGTGATTGGGTGAGGGCTTGCCACTGGCTTCCTTTAGAATGAAAGTCTCCTGGCGGGTTGTCTTAATCTCGCACACTAGCTCTTCGTCGTTCCAATTTACTACCGCGTCCAAGAATCCTCGGATGGGCGGGTTTGTCATTGTGATTTCTGTCTCTTCTTCAATTACCAAGCCGGATGACTTCAATGCGGCCTGAATGTAATCATGAACCATGGAGCCTACGCCCATGTTGGCCACACCCATTGCATCTACTTCGTCCTGCCAGTCCGGTGTCCCGGTGAATGCCAAATACCAGTATCGGGCGCAGGTTCCATGCCCGTACCCGATTGTGCTTGGAGAGAAAGTCTTCTTTTGTGTGAACTCCTGAGCGGGCCTCCTCTGTGCGAGGAGGCCCTTCTCAATGGCTTCTGCTATTTCGGATGGATTCAGCCTGCCCTCAACGGACTTTAGCTTTAATCCTTTAATTACGCTACGACTCATGATTTAACCAGATACTTTAACGCATTGGACAACTTCTCTAGCTCAGCAGATAACGTCATCAATGTGTTCTTCTTTCTGGATTTTTCCTCCTTGGTTTCGTCTGTTCCGTACAGCATGTAATACTTAGCCATTAGTGCAAACTTTGTGCTTAATGCTTGCAATTTAACAACCAACGGCGCTGCTACGGAAGGTGGCACGCTGGGCTTAGCTATTAGCTTGATGACCGTTGCCATGGCTTCATCCACATCTTCGTCCATGAAGTACAGATGGATTTCGTTGAACTCGGTTACTTCCGAGACCATTTCCAATACTGTCTTTTCGTCTTCTTCCATTATATCACACTACTAGGTAGTTGTGCCTCTAATAGCAAAATGTATTCCTTCAAATCCTGAATCTGATCCTTCATGGCGAGGAAGTCACTCATACTGTGAACAACTAATCGAATGACTTTATTCCCTTCGCCCAAGACTACCAGCAGCATAGGCTCCCTTTGACCGGCCCGGAAGGCGTCAGTTGAAGTCTTTGCCCATACATCTTGTGACAGTCCAAAGGTTTTACTGTATTCTTTAACGTCTACCATCCACGTGTCGTCAAGGATTCCGTCGCCCTTGTCGTGCTTACCGCGACCAGAATTCTTCTGTGGCACCGCGCCAATGCGCTTCAACTCATTTAGCTCGCTCTTTGCATCTGCCATTACATGAAGCTCATTTTCTCAACGAGGCTGGTGTGACCATCAGCACATTTGTAGACCAACACAGCATCGGCTGGGTAATACTTGCCACCCATGACAATTGCGTTACAGAAGTGACACATGTACATTCCCTCGGTGTCAATGCTTTCACCAAGTTCCTGATTCGCTTGTTCCTTCTGCTGCTTCTGGAACTTCTCCCAATTGCTCATCCTTAACCTCCCCTGTAGTCACCATTTCAACATCAGCCTTAACTCTTTCGAACAGGACTTCATCGTCCTTCAATGCTTGGACAAACTTGGTTGATCCATTCCACTGATCATCACCGTAATAAACCCAGGCTCCCGATGCACGAATCACACCAAACCTCTTGCCCATAGTGACTAACTCGTCAACATTATCAATTCCAATAAAGTCTCCGTCGTAGTAAAACTTGTAGGCAGATGCTCTATTGGGTGGACCCATCTTATTCTTGACAACCTCAAATTTAACCTCCCGGCCAATTGGAAACTCATGAATTTTGTCTCCAATGAAAACATTGCCCTTAATCTGATAAGCCTCCTGCGGGGGGGCCTGCATCCTTACCATTACATTAGAGCTAAACTCTACAACCTTACCGTTGGTCGGCTTCTGAACCGGCCTCATTGAGTTAGTCATATCAGTACGAGTCTGACTGATCAAGACAACGGCGGTTCTCTCATTGTTATAATCAATGTCATTGAGCGCCACACCAGCGGAGCGGGATGCCGCACCGATCTGCTTCTGACCATCGAAGTTATTACTCTCTCCCTTGTCATCAAGGAACTGCTCAGGCATTGTTTTAGAAATAGAATCCCATCCTAGGAAATCTAAGCCGTTCTTAAGCAGTGGTCTAACCTGATCGGTAATTGCGCCAAAGGACTTCTTCTTAATGAGAAGCAAGTTGTCGTTATCTACTCCAAGCTTGGCTGCCCAACCAGCATCATAACCCTCAACGGCCACAAAAGCACAAGTGCATCCCATCTTCTGTAGCTTGCCAATAGTAGTTAGTACCAGTGCGGTCTTGCTGCTGCTGTAGTTTCCATAAATTGTGGTGATAGAGCCTCGGGGGAACCCGCCGTTTGTGGCCCAGTTATATTCTAGACTGGCCGAAGGTAGCATTTGAGCATACACACCCTGAGCCATTTCAAATCTCTTAGCTGTCTTTGGATCAAGCTTCGCAAGCAAAGCATTCATTGCGTCGTTAGTCAATTGGTATCATCCTTTATATTATTTAGTCCGCGTCTTTTCTATCCCGACACGCGGCCAGCCGGTACTACTAGTATATCATCCAAATGGGTTGTTCTTATCCCATTCGTTAATAAACCATAGGGCTACCCCTGCGACACCAATCACAACACCGGCGACGATACTGCCTCCAATTAGCAATACGGTCATCGGTTGTCTCCGCTACCACCAATAACTCCGCGAGCCTGACGGGAAAGAAGCTTATACATATTTTCTTTCGCCACCGTGCTGAGGTCGGTACCCAACTCATCAGCTAAGGCTGCTGCATACCACAAAACATCACCAAGCTCGTCAGCGATCTTTTTCCTTAGCTCGGGCGTGAGTTCACCATCATTATCACGCCAGACCTTCTTTAGCTTACCTGAAACCTCACCGGCCTCGTTGACTAAGCCTAGGACAGCATAAGAGACTGCGCTAAAACTTCCGGTGCCAGCCTCGGGGTAAATTGCTGTGGCAAATGCCTTCTCTTGATAATCATTAAAATCAAGACTCATCTTCTACATACAACCCTTCGATAATGTATACGTCTCTATCTTCGTCATAGCTGACCTGGGCCTTAGCCCTGTCTAGCTGGATGGCGTTTAGTTCTTTGCCCGATAGCTCTACAACTCCACCGGCCTCTGCCAGCAACACGGTCATAATGGCCGCGTGCCAGTTTAGGCTGTCCTGCAACTCCTGTACATACTCGTTAGTGTAAACACTAGCCTTTCTTTCCTGAGGCTTAATTGTTTCCTCGTCAGAGAATGTTTCTGAGTGTGAGGGTTCCATCCTTCATCCTTTCTAATTCAATATCTACTACTGCACCTTCGGTGCATTTCTCTTGTGCCTTCTTAAAAACCTTGTCAAATACAATCACACTGGTCAAGTTCTTCTGATTATCAGCTACGATCATATTAGCAAAGTTCTTACCTGCCTTGCTCTTGCGTGGATTGAACCACACTACCTTACGCATGCTGTCTGGCATATCTGGATAATCTAACTCGTATAAATACTTGACAAATAAATCGCTCTTGTTCTCAATCAAATCATCGTCTTTGCAGTACCGGGCGATCCGGTTGTCAGCCACAAGAAACACATGCAGGCCGTTGGTAATCTCGGTATCAATGTCGGTGAAAATACCAACGTTTCCGGTGCTATCCAGAATGTCTACACGAGCCCAAGTGTCGCGGCGCATAATATCACGCACCATGCCTCGGATCAAGTATACACCCTTCTCGTCGTAGCCTTCGGCAACAATATTACCTTCGTCATCTTTTGATTCTTTAATAGGAGTCAATTGGCTTCTAACGACCGGCGGAACTGAGCCTAGATCGAACTCTGGAATTCCCAAGAACTCATAGAAGTTATTACGCTCTCTTCCGTGCAATGAGTTATCTTCAAAGCAAGCGCCACCAATAGCATTCAGACCGGTCAGGGCTGTCACCCTCAGTCCGTTACCCTTAACAGCAACGTAATCTGCTAACTCTTGATAGTTGGCGTAAGGTGCCCTGTCGGCCAACTTAGCTCCGGTAATGTTAGAGATACCCTTGACGTTAGACAATCCCATGCGAATATCATCTCCCTCAATGCTGAACTTCACCTTAGAGCGGTTGACGTGAGGCAAAAGCACCTTCATGCCAAGGCGCTTGGTCTCAATCAAATAATCAGTGATCGAATCCTTATCGCCCTCATTGTTCAACATAGAAACCATATACTCCTTTGGGTAGTAACGCTTAAGCCACGCCGTCCAGAATGACACCTTCGAATAAGCTACAGAGTGCGACAGGTTGAACTGATATGAAGCCGTTTCTTCAATAGAGTTCCATAGGAAGTCAGCAGTTTCTTGACCAACCTTGTCCTTTGCACCGGCCACAAATGCATCCTTGTATTCTGCCAAAAGCTTAACGTCCTGCTTCTTTGCAGTGACCTTACGAATCTTGTTAGCCATGCTCATTCCCATACCGGCCAGGTCCGAGACCAGTCGCATTGACTGTTCCTGGTAAATAGGTAGGTAGAAGGTTTCCTCCATATACTTATCAACCAATGGGTGAACCTTTGTGGCCTTCTCCTTACCTGCCTTACGCTTTAGATAGGAGTTACCAAAGACGTTCATGGCACCGGGTCGAATCAGGGCATTGGATACCGCCAAGTCATTAAATGAGTCAACTTTCATTCTCATCAACAGTTTAGTATATGGCGTAGCCTCACACTGGAATACTCCCTTTGTGTTACCTTCGGCCAACATCTTGTAAACGTTCTGATCCTCTAGGTCAATCTTGTTGAGAACAACATCGATGTTGTGACGCTCCTTAATAAGCTTGATAGTGTCAGCGATTACGGCCAAAGTCTTTAGACCCAGGAAGTCGAACTTGATCAAACCAATGTCAGCGGCCTGGTTCATATCGGCTGCCAATACAGCAATGCGTGGACCCTGCTTGTCGCTGGGGTTGGTGGCAGTCTGGATTGGGGCAACGTCAGATAGGCTCATCTTACTCATGACGATACCGGCAGCGTGCATTCCCTCGCCACGAATGCGGCCGCGCAATTCACCGGCCAGGTTCATGACCTCAGGATACTTATCGTTGAATTCCTTGCCCTGCGGAGACTCTACGAAGATATCGAAGAAGTCGTGGTCCGGTGGGGCATTAACATTCTTGGTCGCCTTGTTGACCTCAGACATTGGAACGCGGAATACGCGCGCTGCATCCTTGATGACATTCTTATCCTTGAAGTAGTTGAAAGTTGCAATTGATGCAACGTTCTTGAACTTCCTACGAAGGTATTCCTTTACCTCGTCACGACGCTTATCCTCAAAATCCATATCAATATCGGGATAGTCGTCACGCTCGGGGTCGATAAAACGGAAGAACAGTAGTCCATATTCGATAGGATCAATGTCAGTAATATCTAGCACGTAGTTGGCTAGTGATCCTGTACCCGATCCACGACCCGGCCCCACCATGATTCCCTTATTTTTAGCCCACTGTACCGCATCGGCAACAATGAGAAAGTAGGTGGAGAACTTCTTCATCTGGATAATTTCTAGTTCTTCGGTTAGGCGATCCTCATACTTCTTAATGCCATCTAGACCGCGCTTCCTCATGCCTTCGCGGCACTTCTGTTCTAGAATCTCATCAGGATCCTCGCCCTTTGGCTGAGGTAAAAGATCAAGCTCCTGGTGGTACGGATACTCACCGACAGAATCGGCAACACGCAAAGTGTTCTCATAAATGTCGGTACGGTCGATGCCCTGCTTAGCAAAGGACAGCATGTGCTGCTCTGCCGTGTGCAGGAATAGTCCAAAATGCTCAAAGGTCATAGTGCGGTCGGGGTACAGATAGTTGTACCTTTCAAGCATATCCATCTTCTGAGACTTACTGTAATCGAAGTCCAGGCTAGAACTCTTCTTTGGATTTGTGGATAGGATCAGCAGAGCCTCTTCAATCCACAAATCTTCCTCACGCGCGTAGTGGCAGTCACTCGTTGCCACGGCAGGAATCTGCAAGCGGTCAGCAATCTCTAGAAGCGCCTTATTTAGCTCCTGTGGGTTGTGACCCTGAACTTCAATGTAGAGCCGGCCTGGGGCGATCCTGTATAGGTTCTTAGCGTGGTCGATTGCTGTTTGCATATCCCCGCGCTCGATTGCCTTAGCCAGAAGGCCAGAAAGACAACCTGAGGTGATTACCAATCCCTCGTTATACTCTTCTAGCAAGTCCATATCGATACGTGGCTTGTGGTAAAAGCCTTCGGACCATGCTAGCTCATTCATCTTCATCAGGTTGGTTAGACCTGTCTCATTCTGAGCCAAAAGGATGATGTGGTTATATACGTTTGTGCCGTCAGAACGCTTGGCCTTTGCACGGCGGTCGAACCTATCTGTCTCAGAAATGTAACCTTCTACTCCGAGAATAGGAATGATACCGGCCTTGTCGGCTGCCTCTTGAAACTCACGGTGACCGGCTAGGGTTCCGTGGTTGGTCTGCGCCAGGTGGGTCATACCGATTTCCTTGGCGCGAATCATGTACTCCGCTGCGGTGTTCAGACCGTCTAGTGCTGAGTAGTGGTCGTGAACATGAAGCTCTACGTATGGAGTCACCAGCTTACCCCTCTCTTGATAGAACTAACATGGCCCTGTGTAATGCTGAACACCTGTGCGATAAACTTCTGCGTATAGCCTGCAAAAATCATTTCCCTCAGCCTAACGACTTCCTTTTCTGTCAACTTGGCCCTACCGTTACCTTCGCCATGATTGGAAGTTCCGTGAGCAATCTTGTGAGCCTCGTTTTCGGCCTTGGTTACGTAAGCTAAGTTTTCTACAGCATTATTAGTGTTATCCCCATCTAGATGGGCAACTTCTAGACCTACTGGCCGGGGTCCGATAAATGACTCCGCTACCAAATGAGCTACCTTACGAGTCTTTCCAGCAACATTAACTGTTAAATATCCACCCGTTACAGGGGCTGGCTTCAAATGCCAGCCGCGAGGACCAATTACAACTCCATTGTCGGATACCAAATACCTAGTGTCTCCTGGGTATGCTTTATACATGTTATCTCCTATCTTGGCTTATGGGAGCGACCCCGCTATTATTTATCTTCAAGTAACTGGTCTAGATAGCTAGACCCTATCTCAATAGCAGCCTGAATATCATCTAACTCAGCCCAATCTTCTTCGGGCTCAATCATCCTCGTTCTCATCGTCCTCGTGATCACACTCTACACCAAGACCATAGCCGTACATGATTCCGTGAATAGTGAACTGGGCATAGGCTAAAGCATCAAGTAGCTCCATTAAGTCATTGGCCGTCAGGCTCTCGGCGGTGCTGTTCAGGTTGATCCACTTACTAATAGGATCGATGAGCTTATTCATCGCCCCCTTGATGTGGTCAACATCTTCTTCAATAAGCTCATCGAGAAGAAACTGCATCTCATCCTTAGGCTCTTCTTCGTCCATCTGATTTCTTCTTTCTAATAAAGGCTGCTGTTGCAGCAAATCTATCTCCCCGCCCGCCGAGTCTGCGGTAGTATTCCTCAGCACCTCGATGGCACTTCGTACACAATGCTACCATATCTGAGAGGCGTTCGTTTCCCAACCGGACATATGTCATGTGATGCAATTGTATCGGGCCAATGGTTGTAGAGCAGGCCCTACAATAACGCCCGCGCGTGGAGAACCATAGCTCTCGCTTGGTTCTCCACGCGGGGGACTTTAAATATTGCGTATAGAAGGTTTTATCCTTCACTTACCACTGCAACTCGCCAGATTCAGTTTTTGCACCAGTGATCTGATTACCGGTCTCTACCGTTGCGACAACAGTGTCATCGTCAAGGGCATCACCGTCCTGATACACGGCACCGTAGTATCCGGGCTGCTCTTCGTAAGAAATCTTACGAAGAACCGCTTCCTCTAGGTCAATTACCTCCACGTCAATTGCATCATAGAGGTCAATACCCTTTGCCTCCTTGAGCTTCCATGCAGTCGACGTTCCGGTTCCGGAACGAGTGATCCTCCACATCTTGTTCGTAATCTGGTTGTTATCGTCATCTTCCACCTCCTGAATTAAATCGTCAACGAATGACGAGTTAAAGCTGCGGGAAATAACAACCGGCTTCACTCCCTCTCCGTCCTTGTAATCAACGAGGGCCCAGATATAAAAATTCCTCTTTTGACCCCAACCCTTTAGCTTCTTCTTGCCGTCAACTACCGGCGCATTAAGCCTGTCGTCCGCGTGACGTTCGCATGCAAAACATGCACCTTCATCTGCGGTGCAGCTTGCCCTACGCTTGAAGCCTTCCTTGCCGGGAGCCTGATGCTCTACCGCGCTAAGTGGAAGTCCATAATTAGGATCGTAACCCTCTACGCCCTCATCGAATTCCTGCAAGAAGCGAACAAACACAACGTCCTTATCGTCCTTGCTCTTGTTATTCTTCCAGTTGAAATACTCTGCTCTTGGACGCTCGCGCGCCTCCTGCTCGGCCTTGATCTGTGCCTTTGTTGATTTAAATGCTGCAATACCTCTTGAAATTGCCATTGAAATTTAATCTCTCCTTTTATTATTGAGGGCTCTGCCCTTCTATGTATCATTGTACACCCGGATGACTTAAAGGTCAAGTGCATATTCGAAATGTGGAATGGCATTCTTGATGCTATAGCGAATGGTTTCATCATCCATATCATCCGGGTCCTTGGCGGGAAGTCTATTGACGCCACCATGGTGCGCCCATACAACTCTCTTGGTACTCATCATATCTGCAATCTTTACGCCTAGCTCTTCACCGGGCCGGTGCCCCATACATAGATTAGAACCGGCCTTTTTGCACTTGGCACAAACCGGATAAAATTGCTTTTCATCCCAATCAGTCATAATAACAATAGTGTTAAAATACTTGCCTAGTAGGCTGGCATGTTCCTTTGAAAAGTGGCCCATTAAAAGGCTGACAGTATTGGGATAGCCAACCTGAGTCAGCCTCATGGCGCTGAATGACGCCTCGACAATGATCGCAACGTCACCCGTTTTTTTTGCACGGTGAAGATTAAAGAGTGTCTTGGAAGTAGGCAACCCCGGAGTATTCTTAAACGACTTGCCCTTAACAGACCGCCGTACGGCCCCAACTTCAACATTTCCCATAGGATCATGCATCGGAACACAAACCATATCAAGATTAACGTCGTAACCAATTTCAAAGTCCTTTAGTGTTTGTTTTTCAAACCCGCGTCCGCGCATGTACATTTGTCCATCGGGATACTTCCACATATCACGCCTTGTACGATCCAAATAATCCGCTTCAACTACATTTCCCTCTGTATCCTTACGAACATAAGGAGACCAAAGCTCTTTAGTTTCATTAACCTTTTCTAGCTCGGCCACAAGGTCACCCTGAGCTGTTCTGCTCTTGGCTATTAATCTTTTAATTTGAAAGTCATTAAGGTTGGCTACATTCTTAATGAGTCTTTCCAACCCGCCAGTCTTGTTACAGGACGGATTGAAGCAAATATAAGTTCCATCGGTCTTATTAACAGCAAAGCTAGGGGTGTCCCTATTGCCGTGGTATGGGCAATAGGCCAAATACACCGCCTCAGTCTCGCCGTCAACATCTAGACCAATTTTACGGAGTATGGCGCTTACTTGATTTTCTGTGTAGGAATTTGTTTCCCACCGGATATCCCTTCTATCTGCCATGCTCTCTCCTCACCTACATAAACTCCTTGCCATGTATATACAAATTCAAATACATCTTCCTCTACCCATTGTTGTTCCCACACCGGGTCAATATCAAGATAAGGCGCAAAACCCTCTATTTTCATCCAATTGACTATAGCTATCTTATATGTGTCACGGGATTGAACTATTTTATCACCGGCCACTGTGCCCGGCAACTGAAATCTTCTAATTATTTGATTCGTCATACGTTTCCTCATAAATTCCACTGTTGTAATCAGTCTTTAGAAACATATCTCCCAAGTCACCAAATCGATTTTTTCTCATTACAACCTCAGTCAAACCATTCTCATGCTTGTGAACTGCAACGATTACGTCTGCGGTATATTCAAGAGAACGTCCCCATGCTAGCTGACCCAGGTCCGGTGGCCTATTTCTGCCCTGATCCTTGTCGGTAACAGCGCTAATAATGATGACCGGAATCTTGTTATTCTTCGCTAGAAGCTTCATTTCACGAGAGAAGTTCATCATTCGTGCAACCATTTCAGGACTCTTTGCATTGTCCATAGCTAACTGCTGGTAATCTAGAACAAGTAAGCCGGGATGATGCTGATCAATCTTGGCTTGCATGAAGTTAGGCGTTACGTCCTGGCCTTCCATTCCTGAGGTAACAATAAATCCAGTCTTACCGGCTTTTTTCTTGCCAATGGATTCAAATGCCTCAGAATCATAAACGCCCCTTTGAAGATCACTATTCTTGAAATCACCCTCACCGATCATCGTCCAGATTCTATTTCGCATATCTTCTGGCGTCATCTCCAAAGAAATGACCAATGGCTTGACCCCATGATCCCAGGCTCGTTCGGCCATCTTTGCCGCCAACCAGGTCTTACCGTGGCTAGAGAAACCAATAAAGTAAATTACATGACCGGGAGCCATTCCCGTAGCATAGTAACTGTCAATTCCTTTAAATCCAGTTGGGATGCCAACTGTTCCACCATTCTCATCAGCTTCCTTGCGGGTCTTTTCAAAATGCTCTCTGGCATCATCCAAATCCATAATATCCAGGTCCTTGTTAACCGTGGACATTCTTTGAAGCTTGGCTAGCTGAGCCTGTAAGCCATTGAGAATATCTTGAGGCTCGTGGCGGTCCTGCATATGCTTTCCAGTCTTAACTAAAAGTTCCCTAATTCTACCCTCAGTGTATTCCTTCTTTAACTGATTAAGGTAAAAGGCCGTGTCGCCTTTTACCTCAACTTCTTCTGCTGCCGGGTTGATTTGTGCAAGAATATCAATATCTGGAACGGTGCGGTACTCGTTATAATGGTTGCGAAGGTCTACGTACACATCTTCATATTCACCGAATAACTCGGGGTCCTCGGACAGCGCCAGAAAGATATCTTTGCTCTTACATATAGAATTAATTACGTTGAGGGCTTCTGCCATTGCTTATCGTGTTCCTCTACTTTCTTCCTAGTCTCTTCGCGCAATTGCTTCCGATAAATTTCATCCTCAGAATCCTCATGCATCCATTCATTAATCTCTGAATAGTTTCTGAGGAAGTCTTGCGTTGAATGCATCTTCTTCAAGGTGAAGTAATACTCTAAAGTCTCTGCCGCCTCTACTCCCAAATCATCAAGCATGTATGCAAAGTCCCAACGCGCTGTATTCCTATTTAGCTTGGGCTTTATTTCATACTTATCTTGATATAACTTGATGAACCGAGACATAAGAATATTTACTCTTTGTGTCTTGGTCTTAGCGTCCATCAGGCTTCTCCTAAACCGGCCTCGGCTAACTCTTTCTTAGTCTGCTCAAACTTATCGACTAACTTATTCTCCGTAAGAGCATAGACTCTATCGATAAGATCGGCGGCCTTTTCACCGGGCATGGCAGAAGCTTCTAGCTCCATTTCTACGGTGGTGTTCTCAAAGTTGCCAAGATTCATCTTATAGCCAATGCGGACACTGACCCTAGGTGGCTCTACCTTATTTAGCTCTTCCATTATTCATTCTCCTCTGCTATTATGACTTCCGGATCATCAACCGGTGGTGCTGCCTGAAAACCTACTCCGGTTTTGTAGTTATTGCCCCCTGCGTTGATGGGCGTGCGTTGCGCTTCTGGATCGGTATAATGGGTTATGGCTTCACTAAATTTCATCCACATTGCACCTACAGCCAACATGCCCTCAACGTCATTGATCTTCTCTGCCATAATCCCGGCAGCGTCAAGGGCTAAAGTCGCTTGTATCAAAGCTTCTTCTGGACCTATGTCACCCTCCTTTGGAAGAACCTTATACCTCATTGTAAGCACTCCAAACCGGCGTCATTTCACCGTCTGCTGTTTTCATGTAAAACATGGGCTGCTGTCTCAGAACAGCCAGCAATTCTTTGCGGCTGGGCAATCTAGTTGCTGCATATAGTGTACCATCCTTTCTCGGTCTACCTCCACCAATATAAAGCATATGTTCGTGAAGAGCAATAATATCTGCCTCGCTCCACTTCAAAGTGTCAAAAGTCTTTCCAGATGCATTGACACCATGCTTTGGTACTCGAACGGGCGAATTAATTTTACCATTTATGACATAACCTTGAATCGTGACTCGATTTCTATTAAGAAAATATGCCACTTCTTTTGTATCATATGCTGGCTTCATTCGCTTTTTAGCATCTGACAAAAGAAACTTCACTAACTTATCTTTCTCTATATCCTTCGCGGTAAGAATATCTCTTGGCCTGTCCTGGCGAATTATTTTATAAAGCCTGCCATCCAAAAAGAAATAAGCCTGACGACCTTTACTTCTCGTCAAGGGCTTATTGTTTGGTGGTCCTACGTTTTGCTTCCTAGGAGTCGGGTCAGCCATAATCCAGTATCGCTCTCTTTCTTAATCATTGGTCTTTTACCACACATGATGCAAAAGAGCTCATAATGCCCTAGCTCACTGAAAACAGTATCTAAGAACACCCGGCCTTTGCACTTATTGCAAATTAACATCATTTAACCTTTACTTCCTTCTTAACGTTAGGGAACTTATAAACACCGGCAGTGGCTAGTGCTGACGTTAGAATCAGCAACCACTCATCCGTTGTTATTCCGTTCGTGTACACAGCGAACGCTGTGGTGACAGCCGTGCCAAGCGCAGACAGAATTGTCTTCCTATACCTGGCCCAATAGGGCTTGCCTAGGGTGAGGATAATTCTTAACTTACTTACCTCCACCACTTCCGCTGCCCTATGTCTGCCCATGATTAAAGTATAACATATCAGGTGCTAAACTTCTTCCCGTCAACTATACATGTTAACCCCTCATCGGTTTCTCTAACAGGGATAAACTGTAAGAAAGCCTTATTGTCAACAACATGAGCAATTCCAAAGCCCTTCTCCCAAGAAGGGTTGATGGTATATCTTAAACCATATTTGTTAGGGTCACAAAGATGACCCGTTCCCATGCCAACTAAAGACATTTCCTTTCTCATGGGATAGGACTTATACACAACCCCGCCCCTGTGATCATGACCTCTGACCAAAGAAATGCCATAATTCTCAATGTCTGACTTTACGGCGAGACCAGTAGTAGTTGTAGTTGCCCCGTGATGAACATGAATGCCTGCAAATCTTTCAAAAGGTGGAAACTCATAACTCTGCCAGGTGATGCCAAGGTCATCTAAAGACCATAACATATTCGGAGTGACATACTCCTTGCTCTCTGGCGATTTCTTATCCACGTACTTAAAAACTCTTATGTCGTGGTTACCCAAAGAATTATGAATATCTGCCTTTGGATGGTCTGCTCTCAGGTCTTGGTAGAATCTCCTTGCACCTTCGGCATTCTTCTTAATAAACGGCAGGGGATCAACCGGCTCTAAATCAACCGGCGCGGCATCGTTCTGCTTAATACTAGCTTCTATCAGCTTAGTATTAATCTTTTGGTTAGCCACCAGACGATTGAAGAACTCATCTGTCGTTCCATCGCTAAAGGTTGAGTATTCCAACTGATCATCTATATCTCCAACGATATCAATTGCATCCGGCTTCCAAGCCTTCATTACCTTGAAAAACAATTCTACTGCTCGATTATCGTGGTATGGAATTTGTAAATCTCCGACAAATCCCCACTTAAACATTTCTGACACTCTTTGCCCTTCTGAAAGTATCTCTAGCCGCCAAATCATCGTTCGTCATATATTGCCTTTCTTTAGGGGTAGATCAATGACAGGACCCCAGGCCGTAACCTGGGGTCTAAACTGCCTCCACTCTATCACACTCTTGATCGTCTAGCAACTTGTCGCCCCTATCCATGTTGCAGCGCCAATGGGAAGCCTTCACATTTTCATAGACGTGAAGGCCGCCCCGGCTGATTGGAATAACGTGGTCTAATGTGGCGCGCATCCAAGCGTCACCACGAAGCTTTCGGTCGATCAGTGTATCACACAGGTGGCACATCCATTCATCACGCTCAAAAACGGTCAGGTGACAAATATCGTCACCTTGAGCCATGACCGCACGACGTTTTGCGGAATAGTACCTTTTGCGCATGCTACATTACGGCCCTCATGGTCCTATAATTATACCATAAAGTTTAATAACCTACTGCAATCCAAGAAACAATTCCCCAAGCTTCGATGCGCGGAGCGACCGTTTCGTGATCGGTTACGTGAGCCCAGAATCCGCGATGATCAATCTCTCCACCAAATCCTCTAACAGTTACCAACTTCCTCAGCTTCCATCCTAGCGTTTCAACAGTTGCCGTAACAATTGGCCTGCATCCTGGGGTGAAGAAATTTTTGAACTGCACGTTAACATCAATATAATCTGTGTTAGTCCAAAGATATGCCGTCTTACCCGCGAGGATTCTCAAGCTAGAGTCCTTTGTAATGATTCTGTCATCAACTCTAATCCTTGGGCTGTTCTCATACAGCCATTGAATGTTGTTACTGGTCTGCTGTAGCTTATCAAGTTTTAACAATCCATCAGTGAACGACACCGGCCTATATGCTGTTACTGCCATCAGTCATCTTCCTCCTTAATGTCTTGGTCTACGGCCTCTTCGGGCTGAGAAGCGACAAGCTGAACCTTAAGCAAAGCGATTTGCTTGGCCTGCTCACCAATCTCATGCATGAGAGTGTCTATTACTTTGTTAATATCAATATTGTTATCCATAATTCTCCTTTAAGTTTCTTTTATCATACCACATGTTACTTCTCCAGCTCGGCAATTCGCTGCTCTAAAGTCTGAATGCTACCGACCAGGGCAGCTATAACTGCTATTACATCTACACCTGATGGCCCTTCTACCTTTGGATCGGGATTACCACGAACTACTTCCAGTGGCATTTCGTCAGTAACGAATCCGATCTGATGCATCGGTGGGACTCCTGCGTTCTTAGCCTCACCCTTATGTCCCTTACGATAGAACTCTCGGGTTCTCATTTTTTTAACTACTTCTAGTGCATCGAATGATATGTCCTGAATATCTTCCTTGGTGGAACGGTCGGAGCTTCCAATGAATCCAGTTCCCCATACTGGAATGTTTCCGGTGTCCTGAACATTACGGAACTCCATTCTCTCACCACCGGCGTCGGACGCCAAGTAATAATACTTCATGATTCCACCGAAGCCGTTACGGTTTTGTAGTACAAGCTTGACGGAAGAACCAGGGATTCCTGACTCTAGGATTCTCATTGATGAACCGTCACCGGGAACTGTGGTTCTAGCGCGGATTACAGTTTCTGCACGGTGGACTTCAATCTGTCCTCTATTCTCAGAGTTGTTTGGACCGGCCGGGCCGTAAATGTAAGTATTGTCGTTGGCAATAGCAAATCTGGTGTCACCGACGTTACCAATATCGTCACCATCATAAAGCTTAAGTCCACCGTCGTTACTCAGCCAAATGCGAAGTCTGTTTCCGTTATCGTAGAATCGAGTTCCATTTGCTTCGTCAACGATCATACGAGCATCAAGCTGTGGCGGCGTGGTCACGGTTCCTCTATCAGTGGCGTGATCAATTCGGAAGGTACCATTAGTTACATCGCCACCATAGGTAAAACGAATATCTTTCGATACGGTGAAAATGGCATCGTTACTCTGAATCTGAATAGAGTTCCATGCTCCATACCAACTATTGTTCAGAGGTACGTTCATAGACAACGACTCAACACCGGCCTGTGGCAGTGATGCAGTGTAACCTTGAACGCGAGCCAAAGCCCCGGCTGGACTAAAGAATGAAATAACACCCTGGATTCCACCAGACATAATCTCTACTCTTCGGCCGGTTACGTTAGTTCTAAAGCTTCCTCGCAGAGTGGCGCTACCGAACTCTACCGTTCCATCACCATTAATCGTCCAACCGGCTGTGTTTGGAATGTAATTGTATGATCTGATTACTGCCTTTGCATTATCTGCAACTTGACTTGAGGTTGAGCTTCCTACGACCAACTGACCTATAACGCTTGCCTCGTTAAAAACCGCACGACCAGTTAGGTTAACTGACCATAAAGGCTGAGCAATACCATTATAGTTTGCCATCACGCTTGACTTTAGTTCACCGGTCGTAATGGTTGCTGCATTGACGCTGGCTATATTTGCCGCATCAATCACGGCAGTTCCAATGTTTGCCTTGCTGGTTATCAACAAATTAGTGCCTACGGCATCAGAAGTTACAGTGTTTGCAATCAGCTTCCTACCTGAGATTACTCCAATGGAAGTGTCTTCCACCCAAGTGCCGGTTGCACTGCGTCGATAGGTTTTACCCGAATTGGTAGCTGGTGGTGAAGCTGTATTAAAGAAAACATCACCTGGCTTGTAGGCTGTTCCATCGGGAGCAGCCTGCGTTGTCGGCAGAGTCGTTCCATAGAATGCATTAGCTCCACCCAGCTCTCGGGCGGTGAAGTTCATCTGATTTGCACTTAGCTTGGCATTTGGATCAATTTCCAGCCCGCTCAAGCGCGTGGGTGTTCCGCTGGCCTGTCCCGATGGTGGGGACTTCTTGCCCTTGCGGTTAACGCTGACCAGTCTAAAGTAATACACCGTGTCGTAGGACAAGGCAGACACAATTGTGCCCTGCTTGCCGTACGGCTCAAATCTACCCACAATGGTTGAATCACTTGGGGTAAACCCACTTAGGGTGAAGGCATGTATTTCTACGTACTGCAAGTTAAATGGATTAATCGTACCGGCGCTGGTCTGTCCATCCCATTCCACGGTGATCTTACCCATTGTACTATCAACAATTGGTGCCGTTGGAGTTGGTGGTGTCTCTTCCGTTGCGGTCTTGGTCACACCTGGGCTCTTGTTGCCACTAAGGTCACGAGCCTTAATCGTAATCTCTACAGTCAGCTCAATGCCATCGAAAGCCTGAGCGTTCATAACTAGAGTAAAGTCAAAGGTAGTATTGATAGTATTGTAAGTTTGGCTCTTGCCATTAGCTCTAACTATTATCTCATAGTCCTTAAGGTCTCTCAAAGACTTCCGGTTTCCAAAGGCATCTGGGCCGTCAAGCGTTGGAGCAATCCATGTGGCAATAAAAGACTCACCCGTTGCGATCCACGTAAGACCTTCAACATCACCAGGTGGTGTTACATCACCGGCCGTCTTTAGCTTATAGACGGGGGACCACTGCGACACGTTCATTCCATCATTGGTACGAAACTGTAATAGATAGTCCTGACCTGGGCGCAGGTCTCTTGCTAGAACTCTCAAGAAATGTTCACCGCCAGGGCATATTCAATATCATTATCAATCGTCTGGTTGACTAAGTATGGAATGGCTAGCACCGACCTGGCAACAAGAATATTACCCTCATTGATTGAGTTCTGTTCTACTCTAATGCCATCGAAGAATAGGTTTCCTCCACCGGCCGCTGTGGCTGACGGGCGAACTGCAACGTATCTGATTTCATCCCATCTTGGACTACCAACCATTGTACCAGATGACAAAGACAGGCGAGCCACATTATAAGAGTTGGCCGTTGATGCTGGCAACACAAATTCATAATAGTTGCTGGTGTCCAATCCAATTCTTACCCTGACACTTGAAATGTTGACGGTAACATGATATCCAATTACTATGCTGTCTGATCCTGTGTACATTGAAAGATTTTCATTGACACCGACGACTTCTGCATTTGTAGTTCCATTTGCTGAGTAACTAATTTGCATGGTGTTCTGGTTTGCTCGTCCATTGGCGTTGGAAATTGTAGCATTAGTCCAGACACTGGTTGTTCCAAGAAGTCCTAGAGTCTTTCCACTAATCTGTCCGACTGGATATGCCCATAGACCAACTTCATAGATGGTCTTAATACCGGCCGGTGGCAGCACGGCCCTGAACACAATTCTGTCGTTGTCAGGCTCAACACCAACTGATGTTATGTTGATTCTTTCTACTTCGTATTGCATTCTACTGTCGTTGATTGTCTCTGGCTGTGAACCGGCACCTACCGACAGGGAGGAGGCAATTCTTCCCTCGTCACCTGAGTAGAATCGCTTAATAATTTTTTTTCCGTTTGCGGTTATCATGCTGGGCTCACATTAATATCTATCGTAGTGTTGTTGATATCGGAAAACTCAAAGAGCACATCGACCACACTGCTTCCGTCAGGTGCCGTTCTAATGGTCTGAGACACCACGGTAAAATTAGTTGGAGCGTTGGGGATGGTGTCGTTGGGGCTGGAAAGAACCGGGCCATCTTGCGGCTGAACGGTAGTGATACCTTCATAACTGTCGGAAGATTCATCGGTATTCTCTTGCCTAACGTCAATAACTCCTGGAGGCACGCCAAACAGAGGGCTTAGCTGAATATCTCTTCTGTTAGTTTTAGCCATGACTTTATCCTAACACCCCTTCATCCTAAATGCAAATTCTTAGACGACTAATAATTACTTCGACCTGCGAAGAATTAGATTAGTGTCCAAACCATCATTGAAATCATTCTTAATAGAGACGATGTAATATTTATGAGTGGCTGGATATAATCCCTTGGCTGGATAGTTCATAGTAACTAAATCCCCCAACTGAACTAAGGGGTTACCAAATACCTGAACCGATACTTCATCTGCTCCAAGGCTCCACAGCCCCACAACCCAATCTCCCAGTTCGTTTGCCATTTTTTCTGTTTGAACAAACTTATTATCAATATCAAGGGCAACCTTACCCTTTGCTCGGATTGACTGATCATCTTTCTTGATGATGACGTTTTCTTCCTCCTGGAACAGCTTGCGTCCATAGATGAACATCTTTTGATCAATCTTGTTATCAATTCCGAAAGTAATGGAATCCTCACCCTTGATCACTGCGTCGCGCCTGGATGCATTGACCAAGGTGAACTTAGCACCAAAGGCATTGGCCGTATAATCCGTACAGAATACCTGGGTGTTTGAAATGTATGGGAATGAGTGAGCCACAGGAACGTCATCCTCATTGAACTCAACATCGAATTCTCTAACCTCATGAACTACCGGCCCGAACTCGTCGTAATAGTAGAACGCACGATTTCCAAAATGAGTTATCCTGCGCCCTCCCTCGCGCAAGGCTGCGACACCGGTCTGCATGTATGGAGCCCAGCGCCATTCCCTTTCAATAAATCCGCTGGACAATCCCCCATTGGTTAGATCAAAGAATGAAGAAGCGTCTGGTGTTAGGCTTCCAGCATCAAATAAAGAATACAGATAATCCACGTCAACGACACATGATCCTCTAGCGTAAACTCCGAAATTGCCCTGCTCAAACCATCCTCGTCTGACCTTAGGAATGTTCCATGCATTCATAAACATTCCATCGAGGTAGACCATAATGTTGGCAGAACCGTCGAAGTTATGTATGTGCTTGACCTCTAGGTCATACCACTTATCATAAACAATGTTTGCTGCAACTCCAACCGCCTTTGCACCGGTCACTGCGCGGGTGAGAGGATTACTTCCCGCTCCACCCATCCACAGGTTAATCTCATTGGTCATTCTCTTTGTTGAGTCTGCCATCTTTGTAGTCATAAACTCTAGATAATAGCCAATATCACCAAAGTCACTGGCAAACTGCAAACCACCGATAGCGAACTGGTCGGCGCGAATCTGCTTTTCAGGAAATCTGATTCTTGCTCCAATCAGTGTATTGGCCGTAGGTACGGTAGCATTAGGACGCATAACATAAATCAAATCATCAGGCTTGTTAGGTGGAACCGATAGCTGAACAAATCCATTCTTCTGATGATGCCAGTTTGATCGACTCTCTAGGAAAGTTCCATTTACTCTGGTGACAATGCTTGCGGTGTAAGCGTTAGGCTTTAACTTATGCTCTGCCTTTCCTGAACCGGATACTCCGCGCTCAGTGACAACTAACCGGCCGGTCCAGTTGTTAGACCAGATCATTGCCGGATCGGAGTCGTCATCGATGGCGGTCTTTTCCTCAACACTAGTGACGATCTTGAGTTCTGTTCCGCCACCCTTCTTGTACTTTAAGTACTCTTTTCCCTTGTACTTCATAATTTCGCCGCGAATGTTCACATGGGACTCAAAGGGCCAGTGAGAAGCATCGACTGCACTGATATAAATGCTCATGCCGTTAAGCGGAATGTCTCTCAACAAAGCGGTGCCCCTTAGAACTACGCTTTCTTCCGAAGGCTCCCAAACGGTCTCCATTTCTGGAACACCCTTATTCTCCCTGAACTCCGCTGGCTTCCAATTAATTTCGACGTGATTGACTACCATGTTGTCGTCAGTCGATGACTCGATAACATCGGGAAGCTTAGCATTGTTTTGTACCGCATCAAAGTTCCAATCAACCGTCTTATGTGTTCCAAAAATTGACTTTCTGGTCTTGATCTGCATAATATCATACTCATCAAAGTAAACCGCCGTCTGGGTTGCTTCTGACAGCTCGCTGATCTGCTCCCAGGCCGTGCCCTCATTGGCCCAGAAGTAAGGAATAATCTGTCCTGAGTCAATAACTTCCTGATTATATGCGTAGTTAGTTAGACCTACCGTGTCCATGATTTGCCAGCAAATAGCTCCAATGGTAAGGTTTTCCCAGAATACCTTAGGCATATCGACTTCCTGTAAAAAGACAGAAGAGTCTTTTAAATTAACCGATACAGAATCCTCATCCTTGTTTCCCCAGCTATCGGCCCACATGGTGAACTCTCTGATTCTCTCATTGGGCTGACCTCCCGTGGGCGTAGCGTCGATCCTCAGGTCCATTGTGAACTTTGCCTTCTTATCGACAAGACCATAGAAGATTGATGCTTCATTGTCATCATTAAATGCCTGATCAAAATTACTCAATGTTACTGCCGCTTGATTGGATGATGCTGCACCAACTGGTGCAATAAATGAGCGCTCTGATACCTCCATTGACTTAGAGTAGTTAATAACTATATCACTAATATCCCTTTCCAACCGGGCACCTAGTTGAATAACATCGAGATGCGCCCCGCCCTCATTCATGCTTCTTACTATTAAGCGAACCCCGTGAACCCATCCTAGTAAATTGTAAACCGGCGTGGTGCCCCAAGTTTGCGGTGAATCATTGGTAAGCCACAAGGCCACCTGACCACTCTTGGTGTTGGGCACAATGTTAGAACCAATCGTCCTCCACTGGGACTCTGTTGGATTAGCAACCTCAGTAATCTGAATGTCATATGATCTGGGGCGTGCGTAGCTGGTCTCAAATCCTACCACAACCTTATTACTGATTAGCTTCTCTTCGTACATCATAGTCAGCTTGATAGGTGTCGGGAAATTGTAATCTGCTGTGGCTACCGCTGTGGCTGATGTTCGTGAGGTTGATGCCCAATAAGTGTATGGGTCCTCGTCGCTGGCCGCATAGAATCTAGCGGCTGGGGCCTTATCTACATATCCCTGTAGAAGCTTAATTGTCTCCGTCAACCGGGCCTTTGCAATACCAGTTTCGGGACGGTTAGGCATTGTAATGGCGTTAGCATCAAATACAGAACTCCACTCGTTGTTAAGAGGATCATTAGCTGGCGTGACCGCAACAAGTGTTCCCTTGTCGTCCAAAGACTTGATCTTGCTGTAACGATTATGCTCGAACTCAACACGAAGCTGAGGAGTAGCACGAACTTCTGTGCCCTCCTGTATTAGTTTTCTAACCGCCAGTGTTGCTGACTTCAAAACTTACACCTCTTCCATTTGAACGCTTACGTCCCATAAATCGTACTCGCCTCTTTTAGATATTTTTTTATTGAACTCTGTGAATACAACATTAAAATTATTGATTGCTCCATCACCGTTGGTAATCTGCAATAAAAACTCACCGGCATTATCAAGATAAAACTCTTCAATATCCGAACCGCCCCAAAAGCCATCAACTGTCCAAGTTGATTTATTTGGAAGTTCTTCCCAGGACACACTAAATGTGTGCTTGTCGGCCACAACATACTTTCTCATCCGGCCGTTTGCCATGCGCTTGGAATTCTCAATTCTCTCAACGCTGACGGAAAGATCACTACGATTATGGTCTGTTACTTTATTCCCATCCCACATCATTATTGCATTGCGGGCGAACTTCATTGGTGCTGGCGGCATTAAATTTTCCTCTTCCTTCCCTTGCGATTCTCAATATTATCAAGTGCCCTTTCAACGCCAGCCTGGAAATCAATATCGTCCTTAATGACTGCGCCCCTTAGATCAACTGTTACATCATAGCGCGTTTCTCCACCATTTGCAACATTGTCAACTACACGTACCGGAGTTGGCATTCCATTTGAAGGAACATCGAAGGTTGGATTGATATTAGCTTTCAAGATATCCCACTGAGGGCCAGTGAATACCGGCTCTGGACGGCGGGTTCCATTAGATACAACCTGATTTACGCCTGGCTGTAGGTATCCGCCATCGTCATACCAACCATTACGCTCCCAGAATACCCTAGCCTGGGCTGGGCTACCATAACGACCACCGAAATAGTTCATACCGGCCCAAGCCTGCTCATTAACCGGAGCAAGACGCATCTTAGGTGCTGCTACTCCGGGGCGCTTGTAAGCGTTCCAAGTTTTATCGATGTGCTGGAATAGACCAGAAGCTGTAGATACCGGATTCTGAGCCTCTGGCCTCCAACCAGATTCCTTGTTAATAACCCAATCAATTGCAGCCCAGTTTGCTCCAGTTCCCCATCCTTTTGCATTAGCGGCAGCCAACACCTGATCACGAACTGATCCTCCACCACTAACAGGCCCAACCGCTCCCGAAGCAATCTTTCTACCGGCAGCAGCAATTGCCTCAGGTGTCATAGCCCAGTGAACGTGATTACGGTGAGAAGCTTGAATTGCAGCAGAATATGGCAAATTCTGACCATGCTTTAGGTTAGATCGATCGTCACCCAAACCGTTATAAATAAGTTCAGTAGAACCACGGAAGTTATCATAAATCCAGCGATTCATATCAGCCATGTAAGAATTACCGGCCCCACCAGGAGTTCCTGCCAAACCAATGTCGATAGCCATTCCCTTACCATGGTAATCATTGGCTCCCGGACGAGTTGAGTCATTCAACCCAGCCTTAGGGAAAGCAGACTTAATGGTGTTCCATAGTCTCTGCCATGGTGCATTTCCACCGGCGATTGTGCCTGTGCTTCCACCGGCTGCTCCTGCCGATGCTGCCGCTAGCTGAGCCTCGTATGCTGCCTTACCATCTGCAACCTTCTTGGTAGCTGCAATCTGCATAACCTTAGCAGCAGAAACCATCTGCAATGCAGCAAGTCCAGCAGTAAACTCCATGAATCCACCGAGCGGACCACCAATGTCATTAGGATTTCCACCACTATTAATGGTTTCTAGAAGTGGCTTATTCTTCATCGCATCCTTTTTGTTAACCATGAACTCGCCTCTCTTGGCAAGAACTAGCTGCTCAGAAGGATATGGTGAAGCCCCACGAGGTACACCCGTTCTGTCTCTTGCACTACCTGCTGGGCCTCCGATTTCACCACCAATGTGCTTAGTTACATATGGAATTCCAGCCCTGTGCTCTGCCGCATTGGCAGAACCGACAAATGGCCTTGGTGCATATGGTGTAGTTGTTGCTGGGTCTCCCGCTGGGAATACACCAGTGCGCAAGAAGTCCTTAACCTGCTGCATGGTCATGCCCATACCGGCACCAATATCAGCAGCGATCTTCTCTGCAATCTGTACCCAGTTAATATCATTCTGTAGGGCCGCTGCGGCTGCATCTACGTTTGTCTTTAGTGCAGCACCGACGAATGAACCCCACTTGTTACCCTCATCGCGTAGGTCTAGACCATAGCCTTGATAAACCTTTTCTACTTCTGCGGTGTGGGCAATAAGCTCTGCCTCGTTCTGTGGAACAAATTCCTGCAAGGCACGAAGGCGCTCTGCCAACCCGCGCTTGTCTGCATCCATCTGCACCTGAACTGACTTTAGAGTTGACTCAGTGTCCTTTCGGTCGGCCTCCATGCGCGCCTCTGCTCCCGCTCTTGCAGCATCCCTTTCACTCTGCAACCTCTGATCAGCAATTGCCTTCTGGAAATTAAGGTTAGCCTGAGCGGTCTCCCTATCATTTCGCAATGCCTCCTGACGAGCTTCCTTGACAGTCCTCATCTCTTCTAGACGAGCTTCCTTGACCGTTTTGATTTCTTCTAGGCGAGCTTCCTTTAGAGTCTGTAGCTGGTCAAGCTCCTCTTGCAGCTTAGCAACTTTAGCCTCAGATGCATCCTGAGAAATTCTATTCTGATCTTCTAGGGTCCAACTGTCCTGCTGTGCAACTGCATCATTAGCGACCCTAGCGGCCTCATCAAGATCGCCAGAGTTAAGGGCAACATTGAAGTCAATATTAGAGCTAAGTCTAGATGCCATTCTATCAATACGACGCTGCTCAGCTTCAAAAATTTCTTGACGCTTCTTTTCAGCTTCTTCTTCTGCCTCAATGGAAGCTTCAATTCCTTCAATGCGAGAATCCCAATAGTTTTCTTCCGCCTCAATGCGGTCTTCCCACTCGTCTTCGAAAGCCTTCTCCTTTGACTTCCATTCATTCTCAAATCCCTTTTCACGTGTATCCCATTCTTGATCAAAAGCATTCTCTCTGGTTGCCCAGTACCATTCAGCCTCACCCTGACGACGCTCAAAATCAGCATCAACGCGATCTGCGTCTGCCTTCATTGCTTCCTGACGTGCGTCACCCGCCTCGTTAATTGACTCTAGATTACGAGACTGCATTTCTTGGAACTGACGATCTGCCTCAGAGAAGATATCGTTCATTGTGCCGCCCATTGCAGCCTTCTGAGAATTAATAAGCTGATCTACATTATCTGCATTGAAGTTCATCATACCGGACGCCAAGTTGTTTAATTTTTCAACTTCGGCCGTCGCTCCACCAACATAATTACCAAACTTCTTAGCTGCATTGCTGCCTTCGTCTAGACCGGCTGCTGCCAACCAGTAAACACGCCTAGCTTCCTTCTGCTCGTCAGTCATTCCACGACCAGCCTTCTTTGCCTCATCAACTTCAAGCTTCCAATTCTGGAAAGCCTTAGCCTCACTGATGATTCCAGTTGCAGGAACGTCATATACTTTTCGTAGATCCAAAATGCTAGCAAGCTGCTTCTTCATCAAATTACCCTCATCGGCGGTAATTTGCTTCGTCTTAACCATACCGTCTATGAAGTTATCCCAATACTGATCGGCAGTCTGCATAAGCTGCTCCATATCACCATTGTCTTCATACTCTTCCCAGAGTGTCTTTTCTGAGCTTGTTAAAGCCTTTCCATCCTTCATCTTCTGATCAATAGTGTTAATTGCTGAAACGAACGAATCTGCACCCTTAATTCCTAGCCGTGAGAATGCGGCAGAAACTTCATCATCACCCTTAATTCCGTTCTTAACCTTGCTGAACATATCACTGAACATCTGATCATACTGCGCAGATGCAGCGTTAAGAGCATCGGCTTGAAGGAACTTATTTTCACCGGCTACACCAAAGGCTGTACCGAACCTTGTACCAAGAATGGTAGCTGCGGCTTCCGCCTCGGCAGTAAGGTCACGACCCAAGTCTTCCATGAAGTCGCCACCACGGGCCTTAAACCATCCACCAATTCCACCACCGGCGTCGTCGGAAGGCGTAAGATTGCCCTCAATCTTAACATCACCTGTGGTGCCATTAATCTGCTCAAGAAGCTGCTCTCTTAAGTTTTCAGGATTCTCTAGATGCAGTCGATCATACTTAACAGAAAGCTCATCAATTTCTGTTTCCTTGAACCCGGCCATATCAAGAGCGGCCTGGAATTGCTCCCTAGCCTGCTCAATTGTAGCACCAGCAGTTAGAGACTGCATTGCCATATCCAATGCCATTTCATAACCTGTACCGGCCTGCTTAGCGGCAACCATCGCCTTGGATAGACCATCTTGGGCCTTACTCATCTTATCAATAAGATCGATACGAGCCTGATGACCCTTTACTTCTTCCGGCTTCATGCCCGGCAACTGACCTGGATTATAATCCCAACCCTGGACTTCCGCCCACTTTTCGGAAGCGCCACCAATTGCGATGGCGTTATCCTTGACCTCCATGATATTGTCATTCATGTTCTTGAAGTATATAGCCGCACCGGCAATAAGTCCTAACGGACCAAAGACCCTCAAAGCAACCGGCAGCATTGACTTGAATGCATTTGCACCAGCAGAAATGCCCTTCAATCCACCGCCTGCGGCAATAGAGGCACTAGAAATCATTCGGGCCTTGTCCGCAATGCCGGTGAATCCAGCCTTTATCTTGCCCATAATTCCTGGGCCACCGGTAGTCTTTAGATTACCGGTCATCTTCCTGACGCTATCTGCCATTCCAGTGAATACACTAGTTGGTAGCACAGTGGCAACCATTGCCGCCATCATTGCAATATTAATCCATGCTTCGTTTACAGATTCAGAACCTTCATTCATTGCACCAATAGCCAGACCACCTACAGCCAAAGCTCCCACTATGGCACCGGTCTTGCTCATTGAGCGACGAGTATCCTCAGCGTGACCGGCGGTCTTCTTGCTGCTATCCTCTACTGCCTTAAATGCTGCTACGTCGGATGGATTCATCCTTGACCCAGAATGACCCGCGATCGGCTTTCCATTATCGTCTCTAGAACCTGCTGCATATGCAAAGCTATCTGCCGTTCCTGGAACACGCCGAACTGTCCTAGTGAAGCCATTAACTGTCTTTTGACCGGCCGAGGTCATCATACCATTAGCGATAGCATTCTTTTCCATGGCGGCAGTTAAAATATTAATCTGAGCAGCAAGGTTTGCTGCTGCTCCCGCCTCAGTGCTAAACGCAGAAGAAGCGGTACGCGCATTGATCATTGCTGCGGCTTCTTCTGCGCTCATTGCCTTAAACTTCCAGCGAAGATTACCAATCTGTAGACCAAGCTTCATTACGTTACCAAATAGGTTCGCAAAGATACCAGTAATCATCAATAGGGGACCGGCAATTGCAACAAGTCCTAGAATAGCTAGAGTTGCACCCTTACCAAAACTACCCATTTCTTGGAATCCGCTGATCAATGGCTTAATCATCTTCTCAAGTATAAATGTACCAATTTCAAGCGCCATCATTCCTAGAGGGATAAGCTCAGCCTTTACAGACTCAACTGCCGCCTTGAATCGGAATGATACAGATTCTTGTAGCTTTTCTAGCTCTCGGGCCGCACCCGTGGCGTGAGTCTCAGCACTCTGACCTAGAAGTTCAAATGCCTTAGCTGTCTGGTTAGACGTTCCGGTCATAGCGTCACCAACGTTACCTACAAGAGCAGTAATACGGTTGAACTGATAAGTACCAAAAGTCTTAGCGATTGCAGTTTGTACAGTTTGTGGGTCTAGTCCATTAAGGGCAACAGAGATTTCCTTAATGAAATCGAACATATTTCCACCGGCCTTCTTTACGATGGCTGGCAAATCCTTATCTAGAACTTGATCCCAGTATTGCACAGCTTCCTTGGTTGGGTCAAGAATTCTGGTGGCACCGGACTTTAGAGCGTTGGCAGCCTCTGCCGCATCAACACCCGATTCCTTCATGGCTACAAGCATGACGGTCATTTCCTTGGCGTCTACACCAAGAGCTGCCATTGCGCTTGCGGCGCGCGGAGTAGCCTCTGCAATGTCCTGAATTGCAAGGCTAGTTGCGTTCTCAACGCTGTTGAAGAAATCAAAAGTTTGAGTCAGGTCTTCGGCCGTCTTAATGGTATCACGGAATGCGGTCTGTAGAGAAACCGTCATATCAATAGACTCTTGAACATCCATTTCACCAAGAGTAGCAATACGTGCCGCTTCGTCAGTTGAACTGAATAGCTTATTTCCGCTCAATCCAGTTGCAGCAAGCTGGGCCTGAATATTAATTACATCTTCCATAGAAGAGCCATACTCCTGAGCCAAACGCTTAGCCTGATTAAGTCCTACTTCACGAACTCTAGATAGTTCTTTTTCTCTACCTTCTGCTGTGTCTGCTGTAGTGTCATAAACCTTAGCTACTCTGGTAAGCTCTTGGTCAATCTTTAGGGCCAAAGCACCGGCTCCTACTGCTGCCATTCCCAGAGGAAGTGTAAGACCAACCATAATCTGACGACCGGCCCACTGTGTATTCTTACCCCAATTAACAGTATTTTGAGCGGCAGAGTAAAGCAACCTATTAATCATACCATAGCGAGTAATGGAATCATTTAGGTTTGAATTAAGATTCTTTGGAATGAACATATCACTACTGTTCTTGCCAAAAGGCTTACTTGACCACTGAGTGGACATAGAGTTTCGGAGGGCCTCCTGGCCGCGAATTGCTTCACCAAGATTAGAAGTAACCCCAGTCCTTAATTCCTTCTTATAAGCGCGGAATTCGGCGCTGGCTTGACCCCAACCAATCTTTTGGTTTTTGATTGCATTAGTTAGTCTTTCGGAGTCAGAAATTGTTCGTACGGTCTGCGTGTGGAATTGACCAGAAGAAGCAGCGGTCTCATTAAATGCTGCCCTTAACTCATTAAGAGCCTTTAGCTGTTCATTATAAATTTTACCACGATTCTGCTGCGGGGCTCCTGAACGTATAGCGTTCATGGACGTGTTCAGTCTAGTGAACTGCCCCTGTAGCTGCTGAATTTCGCGCTTTACCTGATCGAAATTAGCAGAACCATTAAACCGTACTACAATATCCTGAATCTTTATTCAGCTCCTTATTCCGACTCAAATCCAAATCCGAGTTCGGCGTATTCCTGTCTCTGCACTTCATTTTCACCAAGCATCTTAACTGAAGCTCGACGCCTTACCTCATCTAGTCTTTCCTGAACAGGATTGCTTTCATTCTTGTCCAAATCTATTCCCTGAATTGCTGCTTGAAAATGTCTTTGTGTTCTTTCTGCCTTTCGCTTATGCTCAAGAATAAGCATCAATTCCGGCATACTTAGATTCTCTTCTAAGTCATCAAAATTCATCCATCGTCCTAATTGAAAGACTTCTGCCTCTAACTCTGCTAGTTCTAGCTCTGACCATCTTGTTCCGCTGCCACCTGCTGGGCCGCCGCTAACTCCATCGCCTGCTCCACTAGTTTTGGGTCGTTAAGCTTCACTCCCAAGAAAATTTCAATTACCTTAAACATTGTATCATAATCAAATAGTTCTTCCAGAAGCTCATAATTAGTTACCTTGCGTCCGGTCTTTTCTCCGTCGTCACCGATCTCGTCAGTTTCAAAATCTTCTCTCTGACGCTTTAAGCAAAGGCATACAATATCTAGAAGTGCATGCACTCCCTCATCATTGTCATCTACTTCGCCCAGCTTAGCTAGCAACTCATTACCCTTACGAGTTACCTTAATGTTTGCTGGCTTGCAGGTAATTGTTGAATTATCATCTAGAACTAGTTCTTGCACTTCATATACTGTGGTTGCCATTGTTCTCCTTAGGTTATTTAATGATTTTAGTATACCGTCTTTTCTTCAAAAAGCAAAATCTTAGACGACTAAGAATTGAAAAAACCCCCAGATTTCTCTAGGGGCTCCTTCAAAAACTAGGATCACACAACAGTTGTTAGAAGTGGGGATACCGCTCTATCTGTAATGGTTCCGTATGCTGCTCCACCAGACGCGCTAGCGTTTGGAAGGCAGCGGAAGCTGGCTGGAAGTCCAGTAGCCTCAGCCCTACGTAGCGCAAAGCTTGAGCTTTCGGTCTGAATTGCACGGTAAATGCGGTAGACTCGCTCCTGTGCTGCATTTGCATCCGTTACCGGACCAGGACCAACGAAGAGCAAAGCGCGCTCCTGTGGAGCGTCACCTAGATTACCAGCAGAGATATTGACCGTTCCGCCAACAGGTGCTCCACTCTGACCCCAAACAATTAGAAGGTTCTCTAGAGTTGCCTCGGCCAAAGTAGTATTAACTGTTACACGCATTCCCTGCTTGAACAATCTTGCGGAGTCAAGCATCTGGTCAACCTCAACCTCACCGTAGTCAGGCTCATAAGATAGCTCAACGCCCTCCATGGTGAATCCGACAGGAGCCATTGCTGCTGTTGGAGTGTTTCCAGTTCTTGGAACTGGAATTGCAACATTGTTGCTTGCGGCCAAAGTAGTTGGAACGTTTCCCTCTGGCATTTCACCAGTTGGACCGACCCAGAAATTAGCTGCACCAACGATGATGTTCTTTGTATTTGCCATTAGTATTTATTCACCTCCCAAAAGTGAAAGTATTGCTGGCTAGGCATTTATCTTCTCGTACATATCATAACGCCTAACCCTTAAAATTCAAAATCACTGAGTGTTCTCAACATAACTGGCTGCTATAGTAACCAAAGCTTCGCTCGATCCTTGTTCTGAACCGGCGGGCATCTGAGCACCTAACACCTGCACATTGATGTGCGTAAAGCGATATCTTTTCTGTAGCGCCGTACCGTTTGCCACTACAAAGTCATTAACCCTGCGAGCGGCAGCCTCATAATCTTGAAATTCTTTTTCAAACAAATTGATCAACTTACCCATTGCCTCGTCATCTGTAGAACGAATAGAATAAGCAATGTTGTGTGTTTTCATCCACCAATTAACTCCATTGTTAATTCTACTCCATGAGTAAACGAGAAAAGGAAATGAACCAATGCCTGGCTGTGCATCAATAATCTGTAGTAGCTCTGGAATTTCTTCAACCGGTACGATAGGCACCAGACCACTGTAATTAGTCTCAGTCAAGATGCCTTCTCCTTTAATTCTGCTCCACAAATACTTATTCAAAGCATGAACAGGAAACACTTTATCAATAACCATATAGTTTCATCCTCCTTCTTCTCGCTCGACGTACGTAATCAATTCGATTATCGTCCATGTGCTTCTTAGCTAAACGTTCGCCGGTCTTTTCATCAAGAACGTTAATTCCCAAATCTTTTCTTCTTCTACGTGTCGCTTGCTTGGCAATCTTTGATAGATCACCGGGCCTAATTACATCTGCCTCTAGCATTGGTTTTACGTTTCTCTCATATTCTCCCGGCGCAACCTGGCTCCACCATGTAACGAAAAAACTACTAAAAACTCCGGTAGTTGTTTTATATCCCGGTGTTGTGTTGACCTCTCCCTGCCTATAGTAAACGACTCCATCTTTCACAAATGACATTCCTTTGACGCCCGGCAGCTTTGGTCGAATGTTGACCGGGATGCCGTACTCCATGACAGGAGCCTTCCATGTAAAAATGTGAACGCCTGGATTAACTCCAAGCTCTAGCAATTCCGGCTCAATTGGGCTTGGTCTGGTTTCTGGTAGAAAAGTGAACCCAATAGCTCTATTCTTTCCTTGCCCTACACTGACCAACTTCCATAGTCTATTTGCTGGGCTACCTACCAGACTTCTATCTCCATAAGTGTCTCCCCAATTGTAAACATGGTAAAAATGCTCCCTACCCTCGTTACTTGCTGCTGCAATATCAGCTTCTTCTTCAAATTTTCTTGATAGCTGCTGTGTGGCAAATTCAACTGCGCCGTCAACGTACCGACGTGTGGAAATATTGTCTGCAATTCCCTTAATATATCCATTAACAATTCCCGTCTCACCTTCGTCCATCGAAAAATCAACCCACTTTTTTCCGGCCATTACTGTTCCTCTGACCTTTTCAAGACAGTCAAGTTGTCAATATGCTTTCCGAATGGATCAAATGTTGGTGTGACTCCTTGAACTTCAAATACCGTTGGCAATCCGGTCTCTTCCTCTTGCCACAAGATTGCATCATTACTACCTCTAATGTTTGTAACAAGCTGTCTGCGGTTTAACACATATTTAGCAGGAAATACCATCTGAATTGCTTCAAATGGCATATACTTTCCATCTAGAAAGTTTTCATTGTTTGCTGATGAGCGAAAACCTACTTCTGGGAACCCACGCACGTAACATTCAATATCGAATCTATTAGTAGTTGGCTTCCATGTGGTCCCTCTATCTCTTTTGATAGGTGTCGCCACGGCAGCATCTTCTCGCCACTCCTTTTTAATGCCTCCGGTCTCGGGGTCCTGCACAACTTCCCAGTGTCCACTCTTAATTAAATCCTCAGCACTAGGAGTTTCTTCCGCAGCATTAACTGAGGCATACTCATTAAGAACAGTTGCCTTCATATTAAATCGAACACCTAAAAGAGTATGAATCATATAATCACCATGCCCTGCCTGCGATATGGCTCTAGCAGATCATCCGCACGCTTGTTGCCCGTTCCACGGAAGGCACCGGCAGAATACATTAGATTCCAATCTCCGGACTTCATGGATTCTAGGTAACGATCACGGTAGATTGTCTCACCACTTCCATAGTCTTTAGCTAGCAGCAATGCGGCCTGACGGATATCATCTGGTACTGAATAATATCCCCACTCTCCCTCAATTTCATAAGTAGTGCCCGAACGGAACTTCTTCCAATAGGAATCTGGAACTACGATGACTCCACTAACAAGCTGAACATTATCGATATAGTCCTCTGGTGGCATTTCTTTAATGGTGAAATAGTTCTTATTACCTACGTATAGGTACCAACCATCGTTAGAGGTATTAAAATATCCAACCGGGCCTCCCTTGATTCTATGGACGCGCATTAGACGTTTAGGCAAAGCGATCTTTTTTTCTCCATTGCCCACCACGCTGCATGTTCCTATTTCATAACCAAAGTCTTGCTGAGTGTAAGTTTCTATAAAAATACGAACCTGCTCTTCCAAATCCTTCAACTCGCCATCAGCAATATGAACATCTTGGAAAACCGTTTTTAGATCACTCAATGAAACTAGCGGTGTAATAACTTCAACTGAGGTTGTCCTCTTAAAAGGATTGTCCCACGTTCCGCCGACCCACTCAATATCCAATCTTCCATCAAACTGAGTCTGGACATAAGTTAACTCTAATTCATAATTTGGGGCTGGCATTAAACCGACCTGCCTGTGAATCTCTTGACCATCCTTATAGACAATTGCAGTCAATGGACCGGGAAATGGATGTTCAAAAGTTACAGTTGCATTAGTGTCACGGTAAACGCTCATTCTTATATTGTAATGGCTCCTTAGTTATTTATCAAACTGTGCGATTGACTGTAGCCTCAACAACACCAGCCTGTAGCTTAGCTCCAAGGGGACCATACGTATACAAACCAATATTATAATTACTACCCCAACGCTCACCGGCTGCCCAGTACGTCACACTAACTCCCGCATCATTAAGAACAGTGTATGCAGACTGACCGACAGCATTCCACTGGGCCGTAGCAGGCCAACCGATTTCACCAATAAGACCCTTTTGGTTGTGCGTAGCAAGCCATTCAGTAAAATCATTAAGCTCATCTATTACACGAGCAGATAGATTTGCATAACCACGATTGACCGCATCAGTATTTACCACATCATAAGATTCTGCGTAAACTCCATTATTAGCAGGATCAAAGTAATAATGAGCCTCGTATACGGTCTTATTGGCGGGATCAGTAATCCAAGGGTTACCGTTCTTTAGTGCCCATTCTTTAGCTCCGCTCCAAGAATCACCGGCAATATAAATTATTCTGGTGTCACCAGTTCCTCTAATTGCAGTTACAGCAGCCTGGGAAGCAGACTTCCACGGAGTCAACCCGGCGGCGCCCAAAGAGCCTTGAGCAAAATTATCAATATCAACAGTGTATGATGTTCCTGAAACAGCATCATTAGAGTCAATTTGAACCGCAAAAGCGTTAGACGTAAAGTCAGAATCATAGGTAGCCACGACGTTAACCGCAACTCCTGGAATTAACTGAGATACCGTTGCGCCCGTGTCTGCGCGCGTGTGTGTGATGTTAGGTGCTGTCACCCACTGGTAGCTAGAATTCTGATATTGTGGCATGGCTCTCCATACACCCGCTGTACCGGCTGCTAGTGTCACCTGAATAGAAAGTGATCTTCCTGTCAACGTGCCTCCCAGCTTTTGCCCAGCGTCATCACGACGAATTGCCAAGAATCCAGATGAAGATGCAGTTGCAACAAGACGAAGTTTTCCGCTAGTACTACTTGCTGTTACTGTACCGCCACCGCCGGTCCATCCCTGAATACTGGTAGCCCAATCGTATCTTGTGGTGCCAGTAAACGCGCCAACGGGTGCGGGCGGAAGATCATGAGGCTCATTCATCAAACCCCATCCCACAATAGAAGTCTTACCAGCAAAACGCTGCTGCAACTTCGTCCACACATCAGCAAAATTTGCATCAGTCAAGCCTGCTCCAAACATAACCTCAGTATCATCAGTCTTTACAAATCGACCATAATTATGGAGATCAGGAATAACATACAAGCCAGCAGCAGATGCTCTATCAATGGCATCTGATAGTTCTGTGATGCCTGGCTCAGACAACGCTCCACCGAGAACATTCTGTACTCTTTCCCAACGGAAAGGCATTCTTACTACCTTGTGACCTCTTGAATAGTAATAATCAAGGGATGCCCTAGAGTCATAAGAATAATCTGTGCTGTATACTCCCGGCAAAGAAAGTGGTTCATGAGCAAACTCTCCACCGGCTGAGTTAACTCCACGTAGAGTTACGGGAACGGCAGAAGCAGTTAAGGCAGCAGTTGCTGTTGCCTCTCCACCAACGCCAACAGCTTTAAGTTCAATAGTTTGTCCTGCTGTCATCTGATACGAAGTTAACTGAGTATCAATCTCAACCCACGCACCGGCGTTTGCCCTGATGTAAAGCAAATCGGGCAATCCGGTTACCGTGAAGGTTACCAAACCAGAAGCGTTAATTTTTAGATTGTTAATTGTTGGTGGAAGAATTCTGTGAAACTTAGGCCAATAAATTCCCAGATTAGGAACATTGTTAGCATTGTCTACACAGCTTACAACTAACCCTGTACCGGCCAGACCGGGGTGAGCCTTGTAAGCATAAGTTGCCAATCCCGAAGCAACAGGCTTTTTGAAGTGGGCTGTATTCTCATAAGCTTCCCTCTCGGAATAAGCCTTAAGCGTACACTGAGCAACAGTCTTATCAGCAAACCCTCCACCCCAAAATGGAGTGTACTGAATGCGAAGAGTTCCGTTTGGATTAATGGATCTTATAACTGCATCATAACCAGGATCATCTTTAACGTGATCGCCAATCTGAAAAGTTGGTGGTGGTGGTCTGTATCCACCGCCCGGAGCTACTACAAAATTACCATTGCCATCCTTGGCGCTAACTCGCACTCCACCGCGCATAAATGGGAAGCTTCCAACACAATCTACAATAACATACCGGCCGTCGGACCTTTTGTGTACACTCCCCTCAGAGGTGTCTGGATTCTCAGAAATTACAAAACCTTGAATTGGATCTGTTGACCAACCTCCAAAACCATTGTAATATTCTATGTTTGCTTGTGTACCTATTCCGGTAAAGTTAGCTGTAGACCAACGGCACAAGACCCATCCACTGAATCTATTAATAGCAAATATATGAATGTAGCCACCTTCGATGGATGGGCTGAATACTGGACGGAAGCCAGTATCTCCACTAGCATAAAGCAATGTAGATACCCAAGTTGTAATATTAGTCGTCTTGGCATTTGGCACCCTGTGAACGCACCATCCCCACTCTCCACCTAACGGATTATTTGATTGAACGCGCATAGAGAGAACATACAGGTCATTTCCAATAAACACTCCGTCCATCGGCCACGAATAATGTGTATCTGAAATTGGGAACCAACGCAAGCTAGGACTCGTTGCCTTGTAGAATGTTACCGTAGAAGTAGAAAGATCAGGACCAGACTGAATAGCTAAACTGTCGTTAGTCATAACTGATCCGTTACGATCTACTGGAATTCCTGTTGCTGAATCTCTCCAATAGGTATCAGCAAACAGCCACAAAACCCGGCCGGTTCCATCATTAAACGGAATGCTTCTAGCAGAGTCTGCACCCAGCCATCTGCCAGTATTACCGGTCCTTGGATCAAACTTAATATCTAGATCAGGAGCAGGCTGAACATTATACGCTTGTGTGTGTGTGTACACCATTTCATTACCGGCGAAAATTCTATCAATTCGATTAGCACCCGCTTTGAGTTTACCGAAAGTATTGCTGCCCATTTTAACTGTTGGCATATGTCACCCCTGAATCACATAAAGTGTTGTAGCTACCTTGGTTGCCAGGGCATCATAAGCGGACTGAGTAATTGATCTTACTTCTGTGATTCCTACTCCCGTAACCTTGGTGTCAACTAGCGGCTTAAGGCTAGCTGGTGTAACTGCTCTGAATTGCTCTGTACCGGTATTTGTCTCGGTGACAGAAGCCAATTCAATAATTCCAGCTACCGATGTAGTAGCTGGGCGAACGGTTGGAGCCGTAGCTGTACCCGTTAGGTCACCGGCAAGTTGAATTAGACCCGGCGTTGTTGTAGTTGCATTTGGTGGGGTATAATCTCCGGCTTTGGCTGTACCGGCTATAGTGCCAATCACCAAACTAGAAGTACCAGCGCCAATAGTAGTTCTAACTGTGGCCGCATCGACAGAAGTAATGATGGTACGACCGATGGGTGTTGAGTCAGTAATATTAGCAGACGTAACTGTACCACCGGTTCCACCTCCTGGCGTTGACCATGTGCCATCACCTCGAAGATATGTAGTTGCATCTCTTGTTCCTGTGGCTGTCAAATCAGTAACGACGTGAGTGTGAGCTAAAGGAGTTCTAGCATCACTAAGTCTCGAATCATTACCGGCCGCTGCCGTACCTGCCGTTGTACCAATAACAAGACTTGATGTTCCAGAGCCCGTAGCTGTACGCACAGCAGCAGCATCGACAGCAGTTAATATGGTTCTACCAATTGCTGTTGAATTGGAAATATCTGTCGCCGTATGAGTGTGAATAGTGTTTGCCTTACCAGCCAAACCGGGAACCGTTGGTGCTGCTGCTGTACCGGCCAAGTCACCGGCAAGTTGAATAATTCCCTTTGCTGTAGTTGTAGCGTCAGTACCCCCAGCACCCGTTTGCCCCTGGGGAATTCCTATGTTAAGAGTCTGATTCGGCGCGGCGCCCGTGATGGTCGCAGTTGCGCTAGCACCAGCAGCCAAAGTGCTTACCGTACCAATCGACAAAACATTAGTTGGGCCAGTTTCTCCGATAGCACCTCTAGGAATTCCTAGAGCAAGCGTGCGGGCGGAAGGAGTACCCCCTAATGTTACTGTGGGGGTAGCTCCCGCCGCTAACGCGCTAGCAGAGGCGCTGGTAATTGTACCGGCAGGTCCCTGCGAACCGGTAGGACCAGCATATCCAGGCACCTCAACGGTGATGACTTCAATGTCATCTGGGCTGTATGGAATCGGCATGGTCATGACCTGATTATACCTGCTCCATGATTATTTAGCAAAAATTATGAATAGGTCTTGCTATTAGTGTAGGCCACAACATTTGAGTTATTATATGCTGTGAACTTTCTAGTAACAGCCGTTCCCGTATCAGTAATCTCAATAATGCTGTACTGCTCAACCGTTCCGCTAGATGGGCTTGGTCCCCAAGTCAATGTGTTAACCTTTTTCGAAGCACCCTGATGAAGAGGTGAAGAATGCATAACAGGAATACCAAGTGAATTGGTTCCATCGTCATATCCAACGGCGTGCATATCACCAGCCAAAATTTCAACGTTCTTGCCGCTAGCCTTAATAAAGTTGGCTAGCTCAGTACGCTCTGTGTTGTAACTAGGCCACTCATCATCAGCATCAGAATAATTTGAGAATGGCTGATCATTTCCCCAAAAGATTAGAGGCTCCGTTGCAGCCGTAATCGTATTCTTAAACCAAGTCTTCTGCTCAGCACCCAAAACAGTCTTTGAGCTATTGTCCGTAGCCGTTTGTACTGACTTGTAACTGCGGTTGTCGGTAACAATAAATCTAACTCTACCAATAACATACGTGTGATAGATTCCACCAGTAGCCGATGGCAATGAGTAATGCGGTACGCGCTTACGATATGCAGACTGAGCATATGGCTTAACAGTCGCTCCGGTGCCGCCAGTTCCATATGAATTGTTTGGACCGAAATCGTGATCACTCCACGTATAATCAAAAGCCATTTCCTTAAGCATTGGCCCAGAACCTGATGCGCTCAGCATTGTGTTAAACTTATTGTGGTAATTAGTCTCAGATGCTGTTGCATTGTCCGCATAGTGAAAATCTCCAACAGACAAGAAGAAGAGTGGAGAGTGAGCCTTAATTCTACCATAAGCTGCCGAAACACCATTTGCGTTGTCACATGAGGAAAAGGCAAACTTAAAGCTACTTGCGCCCTGAGGTGCTGTCCTCAAAGATTGAATCTTAGCTTTATCAATACCGGACCCTAGCTGCATTGCATAGTAATACTTAGTATTAGGTGTTAAGCCTGTAATTGTAGACTTCACATAACCGGCGCTATCTGGTGTTGAGGTAGTGGCAGCTAGAATTGGATTAGACATATCCGCTGAGGTGCTGACAGCAAGCTTCGCGGAAGGAGCACCTGAAGCCGTAGCTGATGCAGTAAATCCTGTAGACGTTAAGCCACCAGCCCACATTGTAACAATTGAGCCCGTTGGGTTTCCTGTACTGGTCTGGTTATGATAAGGGTTGGTAACCCCTGTTGGTACCGGCCAACCGGTATGCCAGTGCCACAAATCTCTAATTTCTGTAGATGCATATTCCGTGGCAGAGGCACTTGTTTCATTGAATTGGTTATAGTTACCCACCTTTTGGTACCAACTTGAACTTCCAGTAGATACCAAAGCATTTGAAGTAGCTGCTGGTACATTCATATTATTGTAGTAAAATCTTGCTTCACCAGCAACTATTTCTAGCATGCCCTCAAACTCTGTATTAGGAACATAATTATCGGCAAATACTACAATCTGACTTCCATTAGCCCTACCGACCAAACGGCACGTTCCATCACCATTGCTGGTTGTACGAATAGCAAGGCGCTCAGTGTCTCCATTATGAAGCTGAGCAATACATACCTCTGAATCATCCGGCGGAAGGTGTGTTACGCGCGCACGGAAGTGTAGCTGATGAACACCACCATCTTTTGCATCGAAGCCCATGTTTGTCCCGTTCAAATCAAGCTCTCTCAATTCAGAGCGCGCGAAGCTAGAGCCTGATGTTGTTGGGCCGTCAGCCCTCGCCCAAAATTGCACTCTATTAATTCCACCACTATTAACAACCTTGAAGTAAGGATCTTCGTTGTAACCGGCGGCAATGTCAGCCTGAGTCTTTGTGACAAACGTACTTCCACCATTAGGTGCAACCTGAACAGAAAAATGATTTTTTCCAGGTGCTGTGCCAATATTCAAAACCGTAGCTGGTGTTCCCGTTGGTGTTGGAGCTGGATCAACGGGTGTGGTTGGTGTTGTCGTAATGGCCGGTGAATAAACAGACTCGATGGCCTTATTGAATACCGTGGGCCAGCCCGTGTGCCAGTGCTCCAAATCTCTTACAATAACTCTAGAATATTCAGAAGGAAGATCCGATGTAGAGTTGCTTCTATTCTGAACACCAACCCTGAACGACCAAGAAGCTGATCCTGTAGAGAGCAAAGCTGTTGAAGTAATAATTGGATCTCTCATGCTACCGTAATAAATTCTAAGCTGTCCATCAACAACTCGAATTGAAAACTCAAATTCTGCATTAAGAACCAGAGGGTCCATTAAGCGAGGTGTGACCAAAGAACCATTAATAAACGCTCCCAAAGATACCACACCATTAGATAGATATGCTCTGATTGATGCTCGGTCTCCCGAACCATTATTAAGCTCTGCAATTACTGTCTCGGGGTTGTTAGGTGGAAGATGAACAATTCTCATCTTACCTCGGATGTAATGTGTTCCTACAAATGGGTTAAAAGTATATACTGAGCCATTAGAATTAACTTCTTTTAACTCCGTTCCAGTGAAATTAGAACCGGGAAGCTTCGGACCATCCAGTCTAGCACTCATCTGAACACCTCTCGTTTCAGATGGTGCTAATCTATAGAAGTCTACACTAGACATTACTGGACTTAAAAAGCCTAGAGCTTGACGAAGAAGGCCAACCTTTCTGGATACTACCGCATCCCTAGCCACGACAGACTTAGCTAGAAGTGCTAAATGATCAGACATTAAGAAACAGTGCAAATCTGCAATATCTTCTGTTACATTATATCTTGCCCAATCGCTCATGTAACCGGCCGGGTGGTCACCAGTAAAGGATGCTCCAAATGCAGAACCAGACGGGTTCTGTGCAGAAAAATTAGCCTGCATTGCAGCATCCCATACTGTATTAAGATAAATGGCAGCGTGCATGTACTCGTGATGGAACTGCTTTCTAAATACCCTATCTCCCCAACGAGAATCAAGAAAAATAGTTGTTGTTGCCGCAGACCAAATGCTTGCTCCTGGACTGTTCATGTAACTAACACCATCAGTAATGGCTACTGTTGACAACGGTGTTGATTGGACTCCCGCTGATGGATACTTGGCAACTTCCTGCACAAGAGCGCCAACCCTATTCTTAATGGTTTCCAAATCAGTCAGTGCCGTCCAAGAAATATTTTCTACATTAGAGCCTGTGGCCGGAACGGTCACATTGAATCCATATGTTGCTTCAATTGGATCAAGAGCAGCTAGAACACCGTCTAAGCTGGTTGCCGCATTAACTGCCGAAATAATAGAAAATGTATTGTAGTACCTCTTAGCTGGTTCATGATACGAAGCATCAAAGTATGGAGATAATGCAAATCCCGCACTAACCTCAGAGCCTGTCTTGATAACGGGCGCACTTAAGCCATCTCTTGACATTGCCAATGAGAAGTGATTCATTCCATCCAATGGATCAAGATGTAGTAGCTGAGCTGGAGATGCAGAAATATGCTTGGCATGATCTACCGGACGAATTCTACCGTTGCCATAAATTCCCAAAACCTGCAAGGGCACCATGGCACCATTTCGCCAAATATAAAAATCTGTTTCAGTTACAGTTCCACTTAATGAAGTCCGAATAGTTTGAGCCGCTGATTCTGCTGAGCGGTTTCCTGCGGCGTCCACAGCAGATACCGTGTAGCTATACGCAGTGTTGGCTGACAAACCAGTGTCAACGTAGGTCCTATTGGTTAGTGCTGGGGCAATAGTAACCCCGTTGCGCTGAACCCTATATGAAGCTACACCTACATTATCAGTGCTAGCATTCCATGAAATGCTAGTGCTAGTTGGATCGTTTGCAAATAAAATAATTCCGGAAGGCACGGTTGGTGCGGTCGTATCAACCTCGGGGGCAGCGGAAAGATCGGTAGAAGCAAATCTGGCAATTCTTAAGCTGGGTGCTGTAGTTCCGCTGGAATAAACTCCCACGCCTCGCTGAGTGGCTGGCACTGCACCAGAAGCATCTTGAGCCTGAACAACTAGAACATCATTAACATAGCCACGAAGGATAACGGCACTAGATGTTTCTTCAACTTCTAGCTTCATCTTTAATCCTTCGATCCTAGAATCGGTAGGAGTATTTCCACTTCCTAGCATGGTCATCGTAGTGCTGTTGGCTTCCTTGCGACGAATGGAAAACGCTGTTCCCGTACTTCCAGTCAAAAAGAATCCATAAAAAGCTTCGGTATTAGAATTAGAAGTTCCCAATTCTGGGAGGCGAACACAAGGCCCAGTGAAGCTTCCACCGTAAGTGTTTCCCATCTGAAAAGCAGATGAATGATTTCCTGTAGCCATAACAACCGGTGCGCGCTCAACATATGTATTTGTACCGGGCGGAACTATCGCACCCGACTTAAGGAGCATGCGGCTAGAATAGCCAGTCCAACCGTTTCCAGGTGAACTGGCGTCGCCCCTATCAAACTCGTCATTAAAAACTGTCATTACGTCTCCTTAAAAATTATTGTGCCTTCTGGTGTTCCTGCTGGGGGAGAACTATCTGCTGGGCCTAGGACTACAAAACCATTTGAAGTTCCACTATTTCCTCCAACCTTCTTTCCGTCTACCGGCGAAGTCGGCTTGCCTAGCTTAATTCTCAAGTCCCCATCTGGATCGACCCATAAGTGATACTGACCAATCATAGGATGAACTGAGCTGTATTCGGACTGGAATGGTGGAACTACCGGAACCTTTACACCATTGATCGTAATATATCCAAAGGAGTAAGTTACTGCATCGGACGGTGCCTGGATTGTAGCAGAGGCAGTTACAATATTTGATGACAATGTACCAGAAGTAACCCACGCCCTAATCGTACGTGGAGTCGTCTCTTCCACTGAATTATACACATATGTTCCATTGGCTGAGGCCGTGTCATTGATTGTACCATCTCCCCAATCAACATGATAAACCAAGGGAGTATTATTTGGATCGAACGATCCATCAAAACTGTAGGTAACCTCTAATGGGCCAACTCCTACTGTTGGAATTGGGCTTAAAATCTTAAAGGCCAATACCGGAGCACCATCAGGAGCAATAATAGTTCCTGTTGACTTGGTTGCCGTAGAAGTTAATCCATTGGCATCTGTTGTCGTAACACTAATATCAAATGATCTAGCCACTGTAATAGGATAAGTGTGACTTGCGGTCTTGGTTGGTTCATTTACCTGCTGAACCGATGAACCATCACCCCAGTTAATCTTATGGTTAGCCATAGCATTTGTACCGGCCGTTGATGTAACTGTAACGGTAGCGGTCTGTGCGTTTACGGAAACGTTAAAGTTCGCTACCGGAGGATTTATAGTGACAACCGGATCGGGAGTAGTGCCGCCGGGTGAGGTGACTGTTCCAGCAACCTTTCCCCAAGTGCCGTTTCCGCTAACTAACCAATCTCCCCATCGAGGGAGAAGTCTTCTAGCGTTGCGCTCTGACACCTGACTAGGAACCGGCCAATTAAGACCAGGGTATAGGTGATTAGCCACCCAAGGCTGAATGTGCATCCACTTATTGAATTCAGGTTCAGCGGGCAGCCATAGAGGCACATTCGATAGGTTCAGGTTGTCGCGCATGAAAAGAATGTTTCTCTTGATTGCTGAGTTTACCCAACTAGCTGCGTCAGCATATCCTGCATTAACTAGAATTGGAATAAGAACTAGCGCACCATCGATGCACTCATACTGGTAGTGAATTCCGTCACCGGTTCTCAATGGTGGCCCCCCAGAACGGGATGCGTCTTCTACGTTTGCACCAGATAGAACCTTATTTGCAACCTCGGCATTAATTACACCCTGTGAGCTTGGGTAGGTTGCCACGTCCCAACCAGAATTGAAAGATCCAGTAGCAATGAAGGTATTTTGAATAGTAGTATCTCCCAACCAGCGCTTGTAGAATCTAATCATTTCATCCAGAGTTCCTTGTACCGTAGTAGGCGCTCCCGATGGAACACCGGCCAAAGTAGTGATGCCGTGCTTTTTTAAATACAGCAAAATGATGATAGAAGATACACGAGCGCATGCTCCCCAGTTGTTACCCGAAGTCTTACCACATTTGTATAATGAATTCCAGTTGGCCTGACCTGGCATCGTTGCATGAATTGCATAACGCCCCCATTCTACCATCGTATTACGAGGGGCAGACTTTCCTGTGCTACGATGTGGGTCCATTCCTACAAGGTCGGCAGCCAAGAAGTAAACCCCCCAGGTGCGGTATGGATTTAACGGTTGATCGGTAGTAAGTTCAGTACCCATAGCCTCGATAATTTCAGATTCGACTTTAGCCTTGCCTAGACCGCCGCCGTCCTTGGAATATCTGATTGCAATATCCAATACATTCTGAGGGTGCAATTGGTCAACAACACCCATGTTTGCTGCGCCCGGATCGGCATTAGACTTTGAGGCCAATGAGGTCCAAGCTCCACCGCTGGTTGGCAATGAAGCTAGCGTTGTTTCCTTATATAGTAGATAATCTGGCATCTGTCATTCTCCTTAAATTTCTGTTACTATCATATAAACTTGTGTTCCATCAGGTAGATTGGCTACGTCTGGATTAATTCCATAAACCGCGCCGCCACCCCCACCACCAGGCTGCGTTGACATTTCATCAATTCTCGAACTAAGAACATTTTGAATATTGTCAATGTAAATCTTTGGAGCCACTTGACGATCAGTTACAGGATCATTATCTATATGAATCTGACCAATGGTAAACGTATTATCTGTGGCTCTTTTTACTAATGTTCCTCCACCGCTAACGCTAGTCGCAGCAGTCAAATCGGAATGGGTGTGATTACCTGCTGCCGCTGTCGCACTTGTGGTACCCAAAACAACTGCCCCAATAATTGCTCTTACTGCCGGGGCATCTGCTGCGGTTAAAATACTTCTACCGGTTACAGACGAATCTGTAATGTTTGTTGAAATAACTGCTCCGGCTGATCCGGCATCACCGCGAGGAATAGTTAAATTGAGAGAGTAATTTGGAGCGCTGCCCGTTATGGTGGCTGTAGCATTACTTCCCGGCGCTCCGGTAGAAACCGTACCGATTGTCATTGCTGCTGCTGGACCCGCAACTCCCGGATCACCCTTTGGAAGAACTAGATTAAGCGTTTGGTTTGGTGCCGTGCCAGTAATAGTTGCCGATGCACTTGCACCACCAGCGACTGTTCCTATTGTAAGAGTGTTTGAGAGACCATTTGGTCCTGGGTCTCCTCTAGGCCCTACTGGACCCGGAGCGCCTGGTAATTCTATTGTTATTACCTGCGCTGGCATCAATCATCAACCTCGCCATGAACAACTACGTCACCGGCCAAATATGTCCTAGCATCACCGTTAGGTTCCACTATCTGAAAATTCCAGATGTAATCACCCGGTGGAATTGTCTTTGTAATTGAGGTTGGCATGTACAAATCTACCTTATTGGTATCACGAATAGTACACGTGTAATTATACTGAATTGGGCCAGATAGCGATGCACTAATCATTGCTTCCGCAGTCAATCCATTCAGATTAATAGGCTGTAGAACACCACTTGCGTCTTTGGCCTCCATGACAATTGTAAACTTTTGAGAGTCACCCTTCCAGATGGTCATGTTGTAGTTGCTTGGCAACTTTTGCATGCCAAAATTACCAGTGGGTACTTCCCCTGGAAAAATTACATCGGCCATTTGCTCACTCCTACTGTATTCTTAAAATTCCGCGAGTTATCTCCCGGTCATCTAGATATAGTGTATAGTACATCACCGTAAATTCAAAATGAGTAGATTGCTCGGCAAGCACTCTCCACACTGCACCGGTCCTCAATCTTGAGAGGCCACCGTTCTTTACGGTAAACTCTCTGGCAAAAGAGCCTCTCTCCAAGATAACCTTAAAATCTCCATTGGGCAAGACGATAGATTTACCCTGTGCATTCTTGAAATTAAAGGTTTCCTCGAAGCTCTCGCCCTTTGTCAGAGTAAAATTCATTAGCCTGCGTAGAACTCTCTGAGTTCTCTTGGTGTAGCTACTCTGAACCCGCCGTCTACCTCAACCAAATAATCTGCATCCTCTTCCTTTACAAGAGCATATGGGTGCTGACGATTGAACTTGTATCCTCGAATCTCATAAGAGAAGTTGGTACGGATCATCTTGACGACGACATATTCGTCCTCTTCCTCTTCCACGACCACCTCTTCTTCCACTGTTCCGGTAAAATCCTCAGGAATTAAAGCAATTTCCTCTTCTTCTATTTCAGGCTCTAGAGTCTCCTCATACATAAGCCAAGTAACTCCCATCTCACCAAGCTCGGTAAGAATATCGGCCTTCTTTGTCTTGCCGTCCAAGTCAACTGCAAACTGCCTTGCAACCTCTTTTAGCTCAGGAATAGTTAATTCTTTAAAACTCTTATCTCCTAGTGCCATTTAAATCAAATCCTCTCTGTTGAACTTCATTGTATCTGGTGATCTGTTTTAAGTCAATTAAAGCCAGAAAGACCGGGAAGGTTTCCCCTCCCGGTCTTTCATGGACTGTTATCAGGCTCCTGTACCGACTCCAATGTTACGGACGATTACGAATGCCTCAGTGTTCTCGATCTGAGTTCCTACACGGCAGAACATGGTGTACTCAATTGTGTCCTTCTTGGCTGCGTACTGGCGTACGACCTTGATTTCACGCTTGACTCCCCATAGAAGGTTCTGTGGGAAGGTTAGCCATAGCTCACCGTGGTCACCTGTAGCACCAGAGTAGCTTCCGTCCTGGGTCTCATCGAATAGTGGAACCTCCTGTAGAGGCACTCCGAATAGACGACCAGCGTTGAATCCAGCGGCTCCGTCAGGTACAACCTGTGCGTTAGTGTCTCCATAAGTTGCAAGATTAACGTCAAGCGTACGAGAGTAAAGCCAATCCTGAATCAAGTTGCTTCCTGCGAAGAACTTCAACTGTCCTCTGCGCTGCATGAACTTACGTGGCATTGCCTTAATTGCAGCGTTAGCTGCGGCAAGGTTAAGTGGCTCTCCACCGTTGTCAATGATGTGGGCTGCACCATCGGTTGTACCGTTGATAGCAAGCTTCCTCCAACCATCGAAGACCTTTAGGGTCTTGTCAGAGCTGGTGGTATCACCATTAATTGCCAAGTCCTCCAAGTCCATTCCGGCCTGAGTTGCCATTAGGCGCGCGATGTGATCCTCCAATGCCTCACCCTCAAGGTTGTCCTCAAGTGTTTCGGTTGAAAGCTCCCAGTCAAGACGTAGCTTGTGGGTACGCATGTTGATCTTAGAGAAGAATACACCCTGGTTTTCACCAGTGTCTACCGCCTCTACAGCACCACGTAGCAAGCGCTGTCCGACACCGATACGATCAATTTCCTGCTCAGTAGAGCGCATGCGGATTGTGCGAACCTGACCACCTAGGACTGTTGAGTCCCACATGTAGTCGATGAACTGATTTGCCTGCTCCGGAGCCAAAAGGCCAGAGCCAGGTGGGGAACCAATCTCGGTAGAGACGATTACCTTTTCAAGTAGTTCGTTGTTGCTCATATTATATTTTCACCTCCCGAGTGAAATAAAGTATTTGGTATTACAAACTTACATGGTGCGTTGGATCAGCGAAGGCCGTCCATTGAGAAGATAGTACCGCGCCACATACCATTGCTCTTCTGTAGAGAAGATTCTTCCTCAGACCCGCCAAGGTCTGCGGACTTTCTAACTGCACCTGACTTCTCAACTGCGCCCAGCTTCTCCTGAACACCATTAAACTTTTCTGTCAAGGTACCAAATCTATTGCTTAGCTCATCGTGCTTTGTAGCTAGGTCTTCAAGTCCCTTTTCGAACTTTTCAGTGGCCTGCGCTAGAGCTTCGGCATTCTTACTGCCGTGATCTTCCAAAGTTGATTCAATGCTCTTACGTAGATCATCAAACATCTTGGTTAGAGGATTCTCCTCAACATCGCCGTCCTTAGGAGCGTCCTGGTTAAGTACCTCTGCCTCTTCTACCTTTTCTGCACCGGTTCCGGTAACGCTTACGTTCTCGTCCTTTACCTCAGTTGCAGTGTCGGCTTCCTCACCCTCAGGTGCGATAGTCTCGCTATCACCCTTAGGAGAAACTTCCTCAGCAGACTCAACCTGAGTGTCAGTGTTTTCAACAACATCCTCAGGGGTGTTTACATCTTCTTCGTTCTTCTTTTCTGCCATGTTTTCACCTCCCTCAGTTGATTCAAACTTCTCGATAATGGTGTTAACCTTTTCTGCCTTGTCACCGCCATCGCTCTCAAACCATCCAATGTTCTGCATCGGTGCGCCACAATCGACGCAATCCTTGGTCTCGTCCGAAGCCACAACTGCTACCGGCTCATCACCCTTCTTGCAGTAGAAAACATTTTGAAGTTCCATCTTGGCTAGCATTCCGTCTACTTCGGTGGAACCGTCAGCAGCCTTCTGAATGCTAAGAATGTTTGATAGCTGATTGGCTGGGTTATCAACAAGTGATAGCTCTACCATTTCGTAATCCTTGATGTATCTAATAGCCTTACCGGCGTCCTTGTTAAATTTGCTTTCAGCGTCCTTAACGTTACCGCCGATGCTGAAACCGGTTAGAGTGCCATCGTTAACCATTTCCCAAATGTGCTCTGCACCCTTGGAAATATATGCGTCAACGTAAATTCCGGTATAAGTCTTTTTAGTCTTCGTGTCAAAGAATTCTTCCTCGCGGGCGTTAACTAGCTTGCCTGCTGGAACTGGCTGATGCATAAGACGAATGTTTCCACGGAAGTTAGCAAAAGCCTTAGCTGATGCCTCCTTGGTTACAATGTCGCCGTGCAAATCTTCTGAGTCGAGCGTGGCGAAGCCAGAGACAATTCGCCTCTCCTTGTCCACCTTCTGCAATGGCATGGTGATGCGAATGTTATCGCCTTCACTCTGCCAATTAGCCTTTTCTACTCTCATAGGTAAATGTTAACACCGTTTTCTTCAAAAGCAAAATCAAACACATACGTACGGTAATCAGCAGAGCTTCGGTTGCCCTTTGATGAATTACACGATCTACAAAGCGGTTGCAAATTATCAATCAAATTGCTTCCACCTTGCGTAATCGGCACTACATGATCTATAGCAATATTATCTCTGGAGCCGCACGCCAAACATTTCTTTCCATAAGCTAGGAAAATAGCCTCAATAACATCCGCTGTAATAACACCACTTGAAAGTTTTTTCTTAGAATTATAGTTGTGCCAAGCTGCTTTGTGTCTTTCAGGGTTTGCCTTATATGGTGGATTAAGACTATTGCGCTGCCTCTTCATCTCTCGATAGCAAAGGCGGCAGCGGCTCTCTCTACCATCCGTAGAGTTAGTTCGTAAGTTAAATTCTACTAATGCTTTTACCTTTTGACAAGAAATACATTTCTTGTCTGTTGCGCGGGCACGGTTCTGAACAGCAACCACTCTTAACACACTCTTGGCGTCTTTATTTTTTCTACAAATTTTGCAAACCGTTTGCAATCCATCTTTAGCTAAAGAGTTTCGGCCAAAATTTTCAAATAACTTAGACTCCATACAAACCGCACATATTTTAGTTATCATGACTGTGTGCGACCGGCGCCCTGCGAAGCGCGTCCTTCACCGGCTGAGTCGGTGGCGTTGGCTGTACGTGCCTGGTCACGACTTCTATTTCCCGTAGCCTGAGCACGCTGTTCAGCGCCCGGCCCACCTGACGCTGCCTTTACCTTAGCCGCCTCGGCCGCCTGCTTCTCCTGAGCCTTAAGCTGCTTATTCTGGAATTCAACAGTTTCTGGTGCGATGGCACTTGCTGCAACCATTGGACGCTCATCTCCCCAAGGTAGGGGAGATTGGCCCTTACGAGCACGAACCTCGTTAACCGTCTCAATAGCCAAACGAAGATTACGCTCATCAATCTTAGACTGTGTATCTTCGTCAGTAAGAGCAAGCTCATTTAACTTTAGACGGAAAATGTCAGTTAGCTCACCAACTACACGATTAATCTTCTTTTCTAACATCTTCTGCTCGGGACGACAAACCTGTTCCTTGAATGTCTTGTCTGCATCTCTTGCGGCAGCTAAACCACCAGTAGATTCTGATAGTGATACTTTTGTAACCGGCACTCCATGAGCCATAAGAATATCTGAAATGTTACCACGACGATAATTAACGAAGCTGGAATCCTGTGTACCGGCCTCTACTGGCTTCATTTCAAAGCTAGCCTTTTGGTCCTGCTGATCGGCAGGTAACGGAACATAAATAGTTCTGTGGTTGCGCCCCTTCAATCCTGTTTCAAAAAACTCTAGAAGATTCTGTTCGCCCTGGCTACTAAATGAAGCTCCCTTAACTACAATAACATAACGAGGAACTGCCTTGTTTTCAAAGTAATCAAGGTTGAATCTTGCTGCAAACTCATTACCTACAATTGCCTGCTGGGCAGCTACAATATTGGGTACACCATAGAACTGGCTGGTTGGGCTGTACTTCTTAATATGAATAATTTCATTTGGACGTGAGTCATTGCCAATAGGATTTGAAATGGTTTCACCGAAGTTTCGATAGAATGTCGCCCTATTGCTGACCATTTGCACGTAGCCATCGCGCTCCTTACGGATTCGAATGGTCGATGCTGGAATGTGACCAATGTAACCAACCGTGCCATCGAGAGTACGACCAATTTCTATGTAACCGTTTCCAGTAACTTCGTAATCAGTCCACACCTTTATCAAAGTCTCAGAAAATGTATCTTCTGCATTGCAGTCATCTAGATAATCATAAATGGCTTCCTTTGTGCGATCAAGCTTTTTGCGCATTCTCTCCTTGGCATCGCCTTCCGCGTCGCTTAGCTTGCGCTGCATAGAATGAGTAAAAACAAAATCAAACCCCAAACCGGCGATGTTAGCAACCTTGGCTCTAACCGCAGCAGCATGAGGTGCTGACATTTCATAAATTTTAGCTAAGTAATCTAGGTTGTACTTAGGTAATACAACACCAAATAAATTATAAGCATCAATAGTTGATTCTAACTCGTCGCGCTTTGTACCGGCATCGGCGTGGCCTGAGTAAACCTTTTCCATCCTGCGGGTCTGTGTGCGCTTGGTGTTTGCATCAAGACCACGAACCTTCTTTAAATCTGAGCCGCTGACTGAGAATGGGTCAACAACATCGTTAACTAGCTCTCTATTGGTCTTAATTAACGTGGGGGAAAGAAGGGTCTGCTCATCGTCGGACTCTACGTTCCGATTGCGACGCGCTCCTGCTACCCTATCAGCCATTCTTGTCTAGCTCCTTTTGATACTTGTATTCATCAATTAAATTACCAATATCATATGGGTCTGGCGTCTCACCATTCTGCATGCGTGCCATTTCTTCTTCCCATTCACCTTCGCTAATTGGACGGGCTCCCTCTTCAAAAACCGGACCGCCCTCCATAATGCCCAACTCATTGTGAACAAAGGCAATCAACTTAGCAACAGCTTTCATGTCACCCCTGCGTGCGGGTGCGACAAGATAATTAAAGTTTTCGTCTACAACAGGCTTTCCATCAATTCTCCAAGTGTAAACACCATAGGGAATGCCTTCGTCAACAATCTTATATCCGCTCATAAATTTATATTAACACAACCATTGTTATTGTCAAACCAATGACCAGCTTTTAGCTTTGTCCAGGTATAAATGACCAAGTTTGCGCATAGAATGAAACTGGTGAAGATGATTCTGTCACATTCACTCCAGAACTATCATTAACTCTTAGAATTGGTGACCCTACATTAGACTTATATAAATTAAGAGCTTGTGCAGCCGTCATCTCATAATCATAGGTAGCTAAATGACCAACGGTTACATCAAGCATTTCTGTACCGGTCAAATTACCACCAATTCGAAACTTGCTGTCATTAGGAGTAGTAAGAACAAAAATCCAATGAGCCCACTGATCCAATTGTTGCGCTGTCGCGCTTGTGAAGGGCTGTCCATTTCTGTAAGCAGTCATTCCTACGGCTGAAACATTGCCGCCATCTACTTTGACATAACTAGTTCCAGTATTTCCAATAAAAAAGCCAGAATTATCATCAAGCTTGGCCCACATTTCAACTGTGCCAATAGTGTTGGCTTCATCCTGTTGAATTTCCAAGTAACCATTTCTAATAACAGCGCCCCAGGTGCTCAGATAGTCTAATGGATTAGGTGTTTCATAATCCATTAGAACAGATTTAAATGCCAAATTTCTCGAACCACTAGTTGGCGTTATTAATCTATCGTTAAGTATCAACACAGTTAACGAATCAACCCATCCTTCTTCTGGAAGATCAAACCTTAATAGCAAGTTAACATCTGTAGCGTCCTCTAAAACAATGGCTCCATTCATTACCGGAGTCCATGTAATATTATCAGTAGAATACGAAAGAACAGCTTTAAATCCTTGATAAGTTAAAGACACACCGGCAATCGTATCGGATATCATCGATGATACTGGCACCATGCCCATCCACGTTCCGCCGCCATCGTTGGCTATCATTCTAGTTCCCATAATACCAACACCACTTGTAAAGAACTGATCCCAATTTGTATAGTCAAAAACAACAGTAGAATAAATGTCAGAGTCTCGATTCATCAACGTCCATGTTGTAGCTCCATTGGCAGATGCCGTCTGCTCGGGGGCTCTTACGGCCTTACCCCACTCGTAGTGCTGGCCTACTTCTCTTGCAGACAAACCTCTAGCATAGAGCGCAACGCTATCATAAATAGCAGACCCCGTACCACCATTAATTCGAATTGAACCTGAGGTAGAAGTAAAGGGAGATAAAAGTAAATCTAAAGATGCTACCAAGGTTGCATCAATATATAGCTCGGCCTGCGTAGGGCGATAAATCATAGCCACATAAAAAGACTTACTATTGTTAGGAGTCCATGATGTTTCTACCGTACCGGCATCTTGCTTTATCCTTAAAATGAAGTCTGTTCCATTCCAAAGCACGCCCTCTCCAGTATGACCAAGTACAACAACTTCACCGGTATTTGTCATCGGCATAAACCAAGCTTCAAGTGTAAAAGAAATCGCTTCGTATCCCTGATTGTAAGGCTCAAAACTAATGTTATCTGATGCACTGATAAGTGTTGATGATCCTGAACCGGCCACTAACGGCGGGTTCGATCCATCCAACGTACGAAACGTATGCGGATTACTACTCATCACTTCTAACTCGTAGTTCATAAATTAAGTATAGTCTTAGTCACCCAAAAAAGCAAAAACCCCGAACTAAAGTCCGGGGTCATGCTGTAACTAACATTTCCATCCTAAGGTGTTCGGGAACTCTTGCGAAATTCAGGCACGAACGCCGTTAACAACTCTCATCTGTATCGGCCCACAAGCCGCACCCGAGGTTGTGGTTATATTATAGCACATCATTTAGCGTCTGTAAAAGTGCCATCAGCCAATAGAACTAGTCTACCTTTTTCAAACTTCTGTTCAATTAGACCGTCCTCTTCACGCTTATATTCAGCACTCGTTGGGTAACCAAGACGACCATTCTCCCAACCAGTTGATGCATAGTAATTAAGGAATGCACCGTGAATATCCCAGGCTCCGGTCTTTGGAGACCAGTAAATTGCCCAACCGGACGCGAAGTGGCTAGAATGTCCAACTCCATGAGTCAACTCATCGCTCGTAGGAAATCCAGTAGTTAGCTCACTACCAATTACACGCCAACGCTTTAGAATTTCTCCATGAACTTCGTGGGCTGTGCCCTTATCAACATTTGGATGCCAATAAATAGCTCCATTAGTAAACTCCTGCCAACGACCAGCCTTATCTAATGTTGAAACTTCTGGACCGTCCGGCTGACCTACGATTCCCTTTGTACGGTCATAAGCCACCCTGATGGCTCCTACAATTGGGAACTTGAACTGTGGAACTACTGGTTGTGCTGGGCCACCTAGATTCCAGGCCGCCTTGCTATCGAAACCGGCGCGGTTCAGACTAAACGATACATGGAAGTGCTTATCGTGTGGATTACTTCCGTTATATGCTCTCCATGTTCTAAAATCAGGACTAGTAATTCTGCGGTTGAAGATAATGTATCCTCCACCGGTCAATCTTGGATCACCGGCTGCGCCCTTCTTGCGTAATTCTTCAACAATCCAAGCCGCGTCAATGCCGTCCTTGTCAACATCGCGCGCACGTACAACACCCTGCCCAGCAATAATTACCCAAGGATTGTGGTCGGAATCTCTAGATGCGTGAGCAGCATCACCAATTGTTCCATCTGATGCCTTGTCTCGTTTAGGCCAACGAACATTAATTTCATCTACCAGAGCAATGCTGGCATTACAATTACGCCACGTCACTTATCATCATCGGGATTAGTGGGAGCGTCTGCTTCCTCACCTGCGTAAACCCAGGGATCGGAGTGATCCTGCTCCCCGGCCGTCCTTGCCTTTGGTTCTGTCATATTTATCCCCTCCTTTCTAGATTAGTATGCTCCTTTCGTTGCTAAAAAGCAAATGACCCAGCCTCGGAGTAGAAGGCTGGGTCATCGACTTATTCTGTTTTTTCTCTTCCATCTAAAGAATGATGGAGAATATGCCATCCAATTGAGCCATCGTCTCTCTTTACAGGCTCTGTTGTGGGCCCGCAAATACATTCATCATTGTTAGTGTTATGGTCCACAAGATCATTAACTGGATAAGTATGAACTGCTGTCATTAGTTTGCTGAGCCTACAAGCTCACATTGACCTGAAACACAACTTAGCATCTGCGTTCCAGTAGTGTTATCTTCCTTCTCATATAGTGGAAGGATAGACCAATTAACGTGTGCTGGCATATCTGCAACAAACTGCTTGTAACCGGACTCGTCGGTGTCCTGGTATGGTGCTTGCTGATATGTACCGGCATCATATGGAAGAAAACTGATTCCACCAACGATATCCCAGTTTTTGTAAACCCAGTGGCTTACCTCAATCCATTCCTCTTCACGCACGTTGACGGTGATAGAAGGATTATGCTCGGTCCAGTGCATCTTGTACACCTTCCAGAACTCTAAGTGATCAATAGCAGTTAACTCATTTCTGGTGACCGCGCCTACCGGTGCCTTCTGTGGGAAGTAGAAGACAGTTGTACTGTCAGGTGCCATTAGGTCAGGCTCATTAGGAATACCGGCGTCATTCATGAATGATGTTAGCGGGTCCTTGTTGTCCTGACGGACGGAGCGAATGTAATAGTCATTGTGCCACGGGTGCATTCCTGACGAGGTGCCGGTAAGCTGAGAAACTGTTCCGCTAGGCTTGACAGTTGTGATCGCCGTTGAGCGATTGATTCCCATTGCATCTGCCACGCGGGCATTAACTTCAATCGTCCGCTCTCGTAGAGAGTCCAATGCGGAAGCCAAGCGGTCAAGCCCTTGTCGGCCAGACGTAAGCTTGTTTCCAAACTGTCCGGTGAGTGAAACTCCAAGAAGCCTTTCCTCTTCGCAGTTATCTCTCCAAATCTTTCTAAGATACTTGAAATTGGTGAAGCTGGCCTGAATGGTTCCCAAAATGGTTGCAATTTCTGCCTTCTCAAGTAGTGCCTCCTCCGTATCGCTTTCCTCGACAATAATTTCAGTTAAGTTACAGAACTGATACGGACGCAAAGAAATCTCTCCACATGGATTTGTTCCACCCAATAGAGAACCGTCGCGTCGCGGTGCGAATGCAGCCTTCTTCATGTTTTCCATGTTTACGATACCGCGCTCGCCTGAACCGGACTCGTATAGATTCTGCCATTCGTGCATAAACTCACCGATGCTTGGCTTCTTGTAATGTGCTGCGGAGTTGTTAGCTAGACGACGATATGGAGTTGCCTCCCACCACGCACCGCTCTTTGCCTTAGCCATATCATAATCGTCCAAGTCCTGCAAACTGATCAGAGCAGAACGGCGCACACCACCCACGACAACCACGTCCCCAATCTTGCACATAATGTCATGGCACTCAAGGCTTGTAAGCTTTCTTCCTGCTGCTTTCTTGAATGTAGCGATAGCAAAGTCAAATAGATCGACAAGTGGTTGTGGTCCCGATGAGCGACCTCCAAATGTCTTAAGCTTTGCTCCTGCTGGACGAAGCGCTGTAATATCAATTGCAGGAATCTGTCCAACATAAAGCATGGCAATAAGTTCGCGTAGCGCGCGTGCCCAACCTTCCTTAGAGTCCTGTACGTTGATTACTGTCTTTGTGTATTCGAAGTGCTCGTTTACAACCGGCAATCTGCTGGTGTACTTGCGCTCTGCGCTGAATCCTAAACCGGTACCGTTCATCAAAATGTACAGCGCTTCATCAAATGATCGTGGACTGTCTACCGGAATAAAGCTACAGTTATATCCTGCAACGTGTGAGCGGTCTAGTGCTGGTCCTGCCGTCATCAATGCACGCATCGAAGGCATGACTTTGTGGTTCAAAATTGCTGAGTGAATGCGATCCCATTCGTCCTCAGTTACTACGTTTGGATAGCTCTTATCCATGTGGTCATGCATGTAGTTCACATAACGGTTAACTGTCTCGTGCCAGGTCTCACGACGACCAATATTGTCGTCCCACCTAGCATAACGAGACACGGCAATAAATGCCTTATACGGGTCTGTTAGAGCACCCGTATCATCAATAATACTCAATTAAATTCCTCCTATACCCCGCCTACAGTGGGGCTTTCCTCAAGATTTGGTTCCTCAAGTGTACCACTGAGACTATTCTATGCAAGGTAAGTCAAAATTATTTTACATCAATTATCGGATTCAATATAGAGGCTCTGCAAGTCAATGCTTGCTGCTGCTGCGGTAGTTCCATTGGAGTGATGAATATGGGCTGACAGCATAGTGTTCAGCGCAGGAAGATCAACATTAGCAGTGCCGCTAACAACAATACCATCGTTTAAACGCTGGGCAGACCAATAAACAACCGACCCTCCACCAGAAGGAGCAAATAGCCTAAACTCATAAAAATCGGTTGCCGCCACCTGCGTGCGGAAATTGACACCAAGATCGACCGATGTTCCTGCACCAGTTCCATCATTGCACATAAAGCGCCAAGTAGTTTGAGTAGAGTTGGCTCCAAACCCGATCAAGTTCAAAAAAGTTGAAGGCTCAACACTGGGAGAGAGGGCCGCTGTTGTAGAACTCAATCCAACAAATAATCTATTCGTTGGAGTTATTGCCTGCAATCCCAACCTAGCAACAAAAAAGAATCCTCCCATGTTGGGAGTAGATGACAAAAACCACTGAGCAGACGATGATCTAGTACCGGCTGCTGCCGCTGCCGTTGCTGCCGAAGTGAACCTGGACTTAACCATTGAAGTATAAAAATTGGTAGAAGCGTTATTCACTAACGTTGGGTTGGCAACGTTAGCAACATTTAGACCATCCAGTGTAGGAGTCGCAACGTTGTTTACAGCATTCCAGCGGGCAACCCTATTGGAAAACATTGCAGGTTGCAAGGCAGTGTCCTGACCAGATGGTCCTATAATAGACAAAAGCCTGCGGGCCCTATATCTAGTAAATAACTTTAAACCTGTAGCTGGTGCCGTTGGAGTGGTTGTCACATGCTCTGTAGATATAAGAGCTTCGGTTGTGGAGCCCCCACCGCCGCCGACCGATGCAACAGCATTATCAACATAAGACTTCTTGGTGGCATGATCTGGACTTGACGGATCGAAAGCAATATTAACATAACCAAAGTCTGAACCGGCCAAAATATTGTCTCTTTTAACTAAAGTTCCAGTAAAAGATGCAGTAGTGGCATTATTCAGTAATGTCTTGATGCCCTTGATTTCTGTGGCAATGCGAGAGGCTAAAGCCTGAACTTCACTTACTACGCTCATACTAGACCGGCCTCAAATGTTGCCACGAAATTAGTTGTAGTGTCACCTACCGCTGCGGCATCGGCAGCAGTACCGGCCGTTGTGCCAATCACAATATTAGATACACCCGCACCAATGGTGTTTCTAGCTGCCGAAGCATCTACAGCGGTAATCAAAGACCTACCAATTAAAGTCGAGTCGCTAATGTTAGCAGCAGTGTGGGTGTGAACGGTGGGTGCCTTGGTATCTGCAACTATCTTCAAACCGGCCGGAGTTACGGCACGAACTGTATCAGTTCCAGTAGTCGCTTCGGTAGTGGTTGCTAATTCAACAACACCGGATGCAGATTCTGTGGCTGCTGGTGGCGCATAATCTCCAGCCTTGGCTGTACCGGCATTTGTACCAATTACAAGGCTAGAAGTTCCCGCTCCAATTACACCACGAACAGCAGTTGCATCAGTTGCGGTCAGAACATTGCGACCGACCGTCGTTGCATCAGAAATATTTGCGGCCGTATGAGTGTGACTGGCAGGTGCCGCTCCAACTTCTGCGGCAGTAAAAGTCTTATTTCCGGCCATTGCAGTGGTACCTGTAACGCCAATAACTAGATTAGACGTACCGGCACCAATATTGGTGCGAGCCTGGGTCTGCTGTGCTCCCGTTAGAGTCTGAGCAGCATCAAAACGAACTCTGTTTCCAAGAGCAGCCGTTATTGTTGCCGCAAAGTTTGGATCATCACCAAGAGCCTCTGCAATTTCATTAAGAGTGTCTAGAGTTCCCGGTGCAGAGTCAATAATTGCCGCTACTCTGTTTTGAATTTCTGTATTTGTCTTACTTGATGACCAAGAAGTTGCCGTTGATGTGTTCGTATCATTAATTCCTGAGGCATTGGCTGCGGCTGTAGCCACCTCATTGATTGCCGCTACAAGGTTTCCCTTAGCGGTGGTAACAAGGGCAGAATTGTCTACCGCGTTACCGTTAATAAGTGTGCGCAAAGTCTTGACTTCCGTAGCAATACGGGTTGCCAAGTCCTGCAAGTTTGTTACAAGTGACATTATTTTATTCCTCTCCCTTAAATAAGTCTATTCTCAAAAAGAATAGCTAGGTCTTGCATTTCTACGTCATACACAGGGTGAGGAGTTTGTGATTCAATATGAACCGCCAACTTAGTGTCAACAGCTTGATTCAAAATCTCCGGGTCCACTACCCCCGCAACATAGTCTTCCTTTTTCAAAAAAACTTCATCCAAGGCATTAGTTAGAGGAATAATGAACTCAGTTCTAACCTCACCCGCGCCGTCCAAAACAGTATTTCCCTCTCCACTGCTTAGAGAATAATCTACCGCCCCCTCTACAAGCAATCCCAATTGACCATCTTTAAAGGACTTGATTCTATAGAATCCATCCTTTAAAGAATTAATCTCATGTGCAGAAAAATTGATGACAACTTCTCCATCTCTAAATACTGCGGTTCCGCTTGTAGCGGCATCGGTAAATCTAGAGTTGTGAGCTACTTCTACAATCAACTGAGCGCCTTCAAGGTTCAAAGACGTAGGAATGACCACCCTAGCGCCCTGTCCCTCAGTCGTAGAAAATGAATATCTATGACGAGGACTTGTGGGCACCAAATAGACGTAGGACATAATAAAATATTAGCACTTTAACCCTTATTTTTCAAACCGTTCTACAACGTGAGCAAAGGTCTTCTCAGTCAACCGGTCCCAATCCCAGCGCCTCTGAATATAGCCAATTCTATCAAATGCCATGGGTGTCAACTCATCAATCTTGCTGACGGCAATCTTCATCGACTTCGCCAGTTCAGCCTCATCAGGATGCAACATATTACCGGGGTGTACGGCAGGCCAAGGAGACTTCAAAAGATTTGTCTTGACCCGCAGAGCCTCTAGAGTGGCTATCTCATAGGGCGCCCATCCTTCACTAACGATGACCGGCATTCCTGTAACCATGGCCTGTAGTGGAATCAGTCCGAATCCCTCACCGTAAGAAGGATAAACTAGAACGTCATGGCGGTGAACAAGATCAACCATTTGGTCTTCGGTAAACTCTTCCGTAATGATTTTAACATTACTTAGTTCATTGAATGGATGAGCATTGTTGATGCCCCTGATAGTTGATGATCCAAAACCCTTAATGGTCAATGTTGCTTTATTGCTATCACCATAGAGTTTCTTGAAAGTGTCATATACTAATTGACCGGCCTTGCGAGGTGCCGGTTCTCCAATGTGGAGAAACTTAACCGGGCCGGGGCGGCGGTGGCGCTTCTTTGGCGTCCACACTTCTGAATCCACACCATGCTCATACACACGCGCGTTATAGCCCTTTTTGTTAAACCATTTAGCCATAAGCGGTGAAGTCGTCCACAATTCGTCACAACTTTGCAGACCCGCTCGCCACTTGGCCGGGATTGTGGTAGACTCCCAAGCAACGTAGCCAATCTTGTAAGCATTTGGATTAGACCAGTGCCATAGATAGGGCTGAGAGAAATTAAGCTCGACCGGCGCTGTGCTATCCTTGTAGGGAACTTCGTGTCCGAGTCTCTGTAGAGACCTCACGATACCGTATGCGGCTACTCCGTAACCGTGTGTAGTGATGAGGTTGGATTCTGGAACAGATAGACTAATCTTCATAGGAAGATTCTACCATAGGAGACATATGAACGGAATTGAGAGAATCAAACGGGCGATTGCCCTCGACGGTGGCTATGAATATTGTGAAGAACACAACACATACCGCTGGTGGAGTCCAGATAATTGCTCAAACAAACACAAAGAACTTCCACGCGGATATTTTACTTGTGAAGAGCATGGGCGAATTCACACTCCCGAAGAACAAGCCTGGCATTGTGACTAACTTGCGTCATAATGAACAAGATGTTACTATTCAACTAGTCAAGTGATCAGCAGCCTACCTGATTGCAAAGGACGCATTTTTGTGCTACACTTGTATGTACACGTATACGCCCCAAGCAATCTAGTAGGCCCTCGAAAGAGGAGATTGCTTGGGGCTTTTACTATTTGTTAGTTCAACAGGGTTTAAGAGCACGCTCTGACAACCCACCGATAAGAGTCAGCCTACTGCTGTTATCGGAAACGGCAACAACCGGGATTCCATCCTAGTAAAAAGTTGTTGCGTGTCTCCCCTGAAATACTGGAAGAGGGGGTGGAACCTTAAGCAGTTCCGAGACTAGGGCATGGAGTGGACCGTTTGGCATACCGGCACCCCTAGGATTGAAGTTGAACCGTCCAAAAGGACGCTCCCCCAGGTGAACTCTATCAAAAAGAATTTATTCAATCTTAGACTATACAAAAGCTTATCAATTAGATAACCCTATTAGTAGTAATTAAACACTCCGCGAGCGGAGCGAGCCCGGCGAAGCCGGTCTAGAAAGGAACTTTAATGGATAATAAAGAAAGAAAAGCTCTTAGAGCTAAAGAGAAGAAAGACCGAGAAGATCGATGGGTAGAATTAGTCAAGAAAAAGCAAAAAACTCCTTCTAGATTAAGAACTGGTCGAGACATTCCTTATTCAAAGAAGTTTTCAGAAGTTACTATCACTAGTCCGGACGGCACCGTAGAAGTGGTTCCAGCAAAGAAGAGAGCAAAATGAAGTATTTACTATGGAGATTAGGAATTGTTCTTAGTAATGCAGGAGCTTATCTAATTTATAAGACAGAGCTTAAGGATTACTCTGATAAGACAATTTGAATTTAAGGAGAGCTATGCGCTTTATCATTGAGTGTCAAGAAGATATACACCGACTCGTAGGGTGGTACAATAGTGATAGGATCACAGCGGAAGAATATTTCGATGCTGTTGATCAGTATGCGGCCCGAATGTTTGAAGATGAAGTGGAACGGGTATCATGGTTAGAACGATGGAGGTGATATAAGTGATCTTGCTAGGAATTGTTCTCCTAATTCTAGGAGCTATTTTTGACATTGGAATCCTATTCACCCTTGGATGGATTTTGGTTGTAGTTGCCGTTGTTTTGTACATCGTTGCAGCTATCGCAGGTGCCCGCACTGGACGAGCTTTGTTCGGTAGAAGGAAGCATCTGTTCTAAACACCAAAAACACAACGAGCCCTGGCGGAAGCCGGGGCTCTTGTGCTATCATGGGGTCATGACAGAGCTTACGTGGGCCGAGAAGGTCAAGCGACAGTATGATGTAGCGATCAGGCGAAATAGGCACATCCCTGATTCTTGGAGTCTAGCGCCTAGGGGGAGATAAGTGTATAACATGCCAGGGTTCCAACCGGCCCGGACCAAAGAAGAGGTTGACAAGCGTATCGAACTGTGGCATGCTGTGCCCGAAGTTACATACGACGAGCTACGACCCAGCCTCAACGACTACCTAGGGTGGTCGAAGCAGGACTATTGGGATTGGGTCATGACCGGAAGGATGCCCAATGAGCGATCCACTACAGACAGCGATTAGCACCGGCACCCACGCGGAATGGGAGCGCTACGTTAAGTGGCTCCAAGACGGACGGCCTGAAACCAAGACGGCAGACGAGTGGTCTGAAATTAAGGGCATCGTCATTCGTGACCCGGACGGCTGGCGCTACGATGACGCACCGCCCTGGGATGCTTTGATCACCGAGGCCGAGTTTAATGAGCGCGCAGCGGGTTGCACCATTCAACTGTTACCGGGCAGCACCTTTGGTGTCTGAATGGACTGAGGACGTATGCACCTGCAAGCACAGTCAGTCTAAGCATAGGGATACTTATGCTGGACCTTGGATGGGTGTATGCAAGATGTGTCAAGCAGATTTCGAATGGTCCGGAATGGGGCCGGTCTGCGGTAGATATCAATGGAACGGCGAACCTAGAAAGAAGGTATGGTAATGAAGCAGAAGATTATGAATTTCTTTGGATTCTGGACCCAGCATCAGATTGCCACGCAGTATCGTTCGCCTTACGCGGACTGGCAGCATGAACACCGTGAGTGGATGCGTGAGCACGGCCTTAAGCCTCTCACATTCGACTGATGATTTGTATTTTACTGATCATCTTCGTAGTGATTGTTGGTGTAGGTCTGTGGTCATCCGATAATTGGAGGCGCTAATGTATCAGAATATCCGCTGGCTGACTGAGGTCTATGAATCCCAGCATTGGGCGGAAGTAAGAGATAAGATTCCGGTGAACCCACCGGGAGCATTTCTAGCTGAGGGGGACGTTATGATTCATGACATTGATCTGCTTAACTGGATGAACGACAACGGAGACTATGAGTTTCACCCGCGTCTGCGTGACCGGGTTCAAGAAGTCTCTCGTACGCGCATCCGGGCCATTACGATTGATGAAGCCCCCGAGATTGATGAGGAATATGACTGCGACTGAATGGGATAATCTTACCCTGAGCGATATCGGGATCAAGATAGCGATACCCACGGATATTTTGGAAGTATTTTATGAACGAGCGCTTGTAAGTTTATCGCAACTAGAGCGTTATTTGTATGTAGTAGCAAAGGAATTAGACGAGAGGAACGCATAGTGTTAAGACTAGATAGGCATGTACCGATTGAAAGCGGAGTAGATGCGGTTATATTGACCGCATCTAACCTGACAGAAGCAGCTAATCTCTGCGGCGGTGCATTGGGATCAAGGCAAATTGACTATAACCAGGATGAGACTGTTCTAAAGATTCCTACCCTGGATGGCGTAAAAAAGGCCGGACCCGGAGAGTATCTCGTCAAGTATGAAAATGGTCGATGGGATACTTTAACCAAGGCTGCTTTTGAAGAAAAGTATAAAAAAGTCGGCCAACGCCAAGATGGCTTTCAACCAAGGACACGCGGCGGCACATTCATCAAGGGCGACTCTTTTCCTCCCTTGATGAATAACACGCGCACTGGCGGCTCAGTAGAGCCTAAGGGCTGGGGACTTAACAGTGATAGTCCATGACACTACAAGACATTCTAGACAACCACGGGGGTGAGAAGTTTCCAGTACAGAATAGGTATCTGACTAGAGACTACGGACTACCAGCAGAAATGAGCATGAATGATCTTCGCCGGTTGCGTGATGAAGAATGGACTCGCATTAAGGTAGAAGATGTTCCTCATGAAGAGGTTCATCATGGAGGTTCCTTGTGGTCTGCTCTTAGGCAAGAAATTGATAATCGTAGGAACGACGGCAGATCGATGCCTATTCCTGATAGCTCTGACTTGGATAAGACTTACATCTATCCCGGCGACCCGGCCCCGGAAGGAATGAAGTGGGTTCTCGTCAAGGACGACTCACCAGGATTAGTAGCATACGTAGAAAAAGATGCTAATGAACAGTGATCAACTACTTGCCAAATATAACAAGCACATGGGGTCCGACCGCGATGGTTAACGGTTATGTCGCTCCTTATAATTCTGATCGTAATGTTAGAGCGATGGATCGGGTATTTGAAGCGATTCGAGACTACAGAGTTACCGAGCTAGACACAATTAGTGGAATTGAATACCGCATAGATGGTAATATTGCTACTGAATCTTATATTAAGGCAATTAAGTCTCATTTGAGTCGTGGCTATATTTATTCTTATGAGCTAGCGCCGGGGATTCGACAACTTAGTATTTGACTTATACCTAAGGCAATGGTATCATAATACCATGACAGAAATAGAATTAGCTTACGCAGCCGGTCTTTTCGATGGAGAAGGCTGCGTAAGCATTAACAAGGTGCGACAAAAACATTATGTGAGGGATGGATACCAGCTTCGCTGCTCGATATCAATTACGCATGAAGAAACCAGCCTTTGGTTTAAAGATCATTTTGGCGGATCACACAAGCCAATTATCAGAGCCAATGCTCGTAACTATTGGCAATGGGTTGTTGTAGCTCGTAAAGCGCGAAAATTTTTAGAGGAAATAGAACCATATTTGGTAATTAAGAAAGAAGTAGCTGGTCATGGAATTTTATTCCAAAAAGCCAGAGACGATAGCCAAGCCTATAACCGTTCAGAAGAAAATTGGAATAAGGAGACAGAATTATATGTCGCAGTCAGAAAATGTAACGCTCGATGGGGAACAGAATACTATGTTGAATAATCTTCACTTGCCGGTCTTGGATAAGGGCTACGTTAGGTATATTAAGCATATGGGTGACGACTTGGACGTTATTAATAGCGCGAAAGCAAGTTTCGCAAAGGAGGCATTATCTTTTGAAGAGCGTGAGGCCAGACTTTTGGCATTTCTTATTCGTGATCAGCATACTGCTACTATGCGTCATTCTGCTATTACCTTAGAAGTATATGCGCCGCTTTTGGTAGCAAGGCAATGGTGGAAACTGGTTGTAGCTTCCACTCACCTTGATGATCAAAATGGATGGTCGGAATCTAGCCGCAGGTATATCACGGAGAATGTAGAGTTCCATTTGCCTGATGATTGGCGATCTGCCCCTGAGAATAAGAAGCAAGGTTCCGGTCCCGTCCTGCCTCACTATGACGGCATGGTTTTGACTGAGACTCTAGCTGAGCAGCAGCGACGGGGCAAAGAACTATATGAGTGGGCCATGGAAATGGGCGTTGCACCTGAGCAGGCTAGGCTATTCCTGCCCGCGTACGGGCTCATGGTAAGATGGCGCTGGACTTTCAGCCTAGGGGCCGGTTTGCATTTCCTACACCAGCGCCTAGCCCACGATGCCCAAAGTGAAATACGCGAATTTGCTGAGGCTGTCAAGGACATTCTTGCTGTCCACTTCCCCAATTCAGTAGAGGCAATGGTGCAACATCTATGATTCCCGTACACCAGGATTTGTTTTATGACCCAGCCTTGGCCGATGATCAACAAAGAGGCAACTGCTATCAGGCCGCTCTAGCTAGCTTGTTGGAGCTTCCGTTAAACGATGTTCCTAATTTTGTTGGCATCGATGTGGCCGGTGGAGAAAATTGGTGGACTCATTCTACACAATGGTTGTATAATAGAGGTTATGATATGTACTACTGGCCTATAGAAGATGAGAACAATCCATTAGAACCTGCACCGGATGAGCACTATTTGATTTCTGGCAAATCACCTAGAGGTAACTTCTACCACGTAGCAGTTTATCTCGATGGAAATCTAGCACATGATCCCCACCCCAGTGGTGCCGGTATTTTGACCGAAGAAGATGTATTCCTTATTAGGAGGCGCGATGATTGAAATGACCGAAGAGGAATTCAACATGAAGATATTAAAGGCCAAAGCGGAAGTGCTTGATCTTGCAGCAAAAACCTTTAAAGAAAGGGGCTACGGTCGATATTTACCGTCACAGGTTAGTTTAGGGCTATCATCTATGGCAAATGTTTGCAGGAGAAAGGCACTCAAAGATTTATGACCGGACCTATAGAACATGAGATTGACGAAGACTGGAATACAGTTAATTTTATTATGCTGCGCCGGTTGAATGATGTAATGATGTATGTGCTGAGAGAAATGAATCCTGATGCTGCCAATCAACTGGCTAGCCTGCACGAGCAGGGCATTTTTGTATCACCACGACCGGCATGGAAACCAGGAGAAGATATAGATGAACCCACAGACTAACCCGATTCCCAGGGTAACTAATGAATCACCTATTTATGATCAATTGGTTGTCGAACTTGGTGATCCTCATGAAGAAGATGAAGACATAGCGTTAGCTGAGATTTATTTTCAAGAAGGCAAACGTGCATATAGTGAATTTGTGCAAAACATATATGTAGAACGTATTGATGCACAAGAGGCTGTGAAAGAGGCTGAAACTGATGTGCTACCGGCTCAATCTGGTGCCACAGCTTTTAGTAAAATATAATTAAGTGGTATAATGAGGCCATGTTTAAGACAAATAGCGTCGGACTTGAGACCGTGGGAGCACGTAATTTTAAGTTACAAAATGATCTCACTTACCACGGCAAGTGCGGCGATTTTATCGTTAGGGCGGGATTCGTAACAGATTTCGCTACGGTGCCAAGATTTTTGTCATGGCTTATTCCTACATACGGACTATATACACTGGCTGCGATTGTCCACGACTACTTGTGCGTGAAGCTGGCAATCTACCATAACCTTCTCATGACCTATACTGACGTTAAGCTTATGCAAAAATTTGGGTGGGTATACAGAGATGGTGAGGGAATTACACCGCCGGAAGGTTTGACAAGTTCCCACGACACCGACGCTATTTTCCGCCGCATTATGCGCGAACTTGAAGTCCCATTTTTGAGGCGTTGGTTGATGTGGACAGGGGTTCGCTGGGGTGCTATGATGAACCCAGCCAGGCGCGCAGGCATACTTGCAGACTTGCCTAAGATGTTGCTAGTCTCAGTCCTTTCTGCACCCTTAGTAGTTCCAGTATCACTGTTTGTAGCAGTCGGGCTGTTAGTAGATATAATATTTGAAAAGTTAGTAGGTAGATTCATAAAGTGACATTGACGGAATTAATCACAGATTGGAAAAAGCGCTACATAGCCTTACACGAAATGACTAAGATAGATTATGGCGAAGAATCGCCGGAAAAGAATAAGACAATTATGACCATGAAGAACCAATTAGGCTATTGCATTAAAGAACTGGAAGCTCTTATGCAGGGGACGCCAGCCCGGAGAGCAATGAGTTCGATGATCAAAGCCAGAAGGGCAGATGATGATAACTCTTGATGATCTTGTGTATGCAATACCCTTGGCTTGGACTAACGAGACGCGAGGTGATGACAAGTATAAAGGCTATGTACCGGAAGGGTATAGGACAACTATGGCGGCAGGTCAGTGCATCGTATCCAGCCTATTAGTGCAGCGACACCAGGGCGGTAATATTATGGGCTGCCACGTCACAGACATTCCGCATTATTTCAACGAGCTAGAGAATGGAATGTGGGTAGACACTACAAGAAGCCAGTTTGTCGGACACAAGTCGGTCAGCAGCATTAGAAAGGTCAAGCGCAACCCAAAGGCTAAAGGCTATATTTTTGATGACACCCGGGAGAGAGTCGATCTGCTAGAGCGCCGGGTTGAAGAGGCATTGTCATGGCGATAGAAGAACTACACAGTCAGCTTTGTCAGAAAGTAGTAAAAATCTTCGGCACGCCAGTGAAAGTCTATCGTGAATTCAATCCAGCCAGAGATAGCATTGAGTGGACGGTTTATACGCGGCTTTTTGGTTATCGGACCCGGTTTGATATTGAGATTGCAGCCTCTGACGTAGATAATAAGTATGCATTGGCTCACCTGTTGTCACAGTTGCCGGAACAGATTATCGATGATCATGAAGCTAATCTAAAATACGGCTATCATCCTGTGTTTCCATATAATAGAAATGAAATAGGTAACATAGCCAATCCAAACAATGTATTCTACCCGGAGGTAACATGAGATTCCATGAGCTAAAGCTCCGGCTTCACCGCCACGATTTCAGATACGATCTGAGCGGGTATATAGATTGGGTTCCAGCAATCCGGCCGGTACAGTGGATTACAGTGAGTCAATGCATCAAGTGTGACGAAAAGCGCTGCACTGTTCGGTCAACCGAGGGCACGGTAAAGCTAAGAAGCGAGTTGAAGGGGATAAAGTGAACTACGCACTGATAATCCACAAGAATAAGAAGATCAACGTAGCGAAGGTGCAGGCAGCTATGGCCGAAATTTCGGCGAACTACGTTGGCAAGATCATGCCTTATGGAGAGGACAAGTCTGCTTTACTTTACTACAAGAGGCCGGAACCCATCGACATAGAGAAGCTGCTGGATTCAAGCACGCTGGTGTGCCACTTTCCTAAGATCAAATACATTGACGTATGTGAGGACTAATGAAGTATTACGAAGCGTTTGAGTACGACTTCAATGATGGGCATGGTGAGGTAGTAGTCCATAGAGACGATCTGACCATAAAGGCCGGTGATCAGATTATTCTAGTAAGCATAGAGGGCCAAAACACGCCGGGTTGGTATGACGGGTTTGGATGTTTAGTCACAGTGACCGGTTTTTGGCCTGCACATAAGCAAGAATACGTTAGAGTAAGGACAGATTATAGACGATGAAGACCTATATCATAGAATTCGAAGATGATAAAGAAATCAACTTTGCCAAACTACAGACTGTAATCCTAAACTTACAGTCCGATCATAAGGCACAAGTCAAGAAGTACGGCAATAAGGTGGCGCTTATCTGCTGGACGCCCGGTGGAGAGCCGGAAGAGGCTAAAATTGTCAATGTTAACGCATGAGGAACAAGAGTCCTTAAAGCTGGCAGAATCAGAGCATACTTATAAGGTAAGACTGGTGCACTTTTCATCATTAAGGTGTGATCGCTGCACAGATAAGAGAAGTTGCGTGCGGCATGAAGATGAAATGTTAACCGTGAATTCCTGGTCAAAGGAAGCATTAGAGCGGCGATTCAAGATCAACTAGTTTCGAATGTTCAAAAATTGAGTGTGTATCAAAAATGTACGAAGTGTGATTATAAAGCCATTTTTGCCATTATTAGTGCGCCCATTGGAAAGGGAGTCTGACCATTATCGGCCAGACTCCCTAACCGTTATGCAGTGCAGTCTGCCATTAGCAGCAGTAATAGCACGATGATAAATAGTGCTGGGCCATAAGCAGTCAGGATGTGCCAGCTTCGATTACTCACGCTGCATTCACTCCCTCGACACGTCGCACACTGGCAGCCGTGCGGATCATTGTCCGGCGCCAGGCCACCCAAGCGACAGCCTGCACAGTAGAGGGCAGCACTACCGTTCCGCTCTCACGAGACAGGATGACAGCCGCACGTGCGTAGCATGCTGCCAATGCTTCGTAACGCTTACGCGTACCGATGCCCTTAGAGCGCGTCTCGTCATTGGTCACCCTGCCCACGGCCACATCGTAGGCGTGCCGATCCACCACTACCGCATGCGGGTTAGTCGGGTCAGCAATCGTCAGGAAGAATGCGGAGACCTTGAGTCCTCCCACCACATCGTGCGGTGACTTACCCGCGAGCACGCGAGCCACCTTGCGCGCGTTACCCTTAAGGGTGGGAAGGTCCTGCGATACCCGACGGTATCCGCTGTCTATGGGACTAGCCTCGCCCTCTTCCCACATACGGTATGCCTCACCCGCGAGCCACACGTTACGGCCCCACGGCGTGAGCGGACTCAACAGCGCGATCACGGCAGCACTACGGGCAGAGTGTCCGGGGTCCAGGTCTTCCGCCAGGCGACGTGCGCGTACATACCATTCCGTACCGTCCGCGTGATCCTGTGCAGTAGCGGCACGGTACACGCGGGTGACGTTGCGAGTGTGGGGAGTGAGCAGGGTGACAGTCATGATCATGTCCTATCGGGTAGTGAGTGAGTGTTAGCTATGTGCCCGGTACTGCGAGGGGTAAACCTAGTCCCTCAGACGCGCGATAGCCCATCCTTCAATGTCGATGTTCCCATCATCGTCCGTCCAGTAGGCGGCCAACACTACGTAGGTACCCTGTTCTGCCAGCAGGTCTAGTTCCATGCGCCCACCGATATATTCACTATTGTGCATAATGGGTCCATTGTACCCATGCTGACCCGTGTATCCGTGCGACCACAAATCCCATCGAGAATCGTCCAGCTCTTCATCCATCAGGGTGGGAGCATAAACGTCCGATTCACCGATAAGGGTCGCACCATCCTTGTGCGTAATGGTGATGGGCGAATCGAAATCCATTGCATCCTGGAGTCGCACGATATTTCCTTTCATCATTCCGGGCCGGTCCCGGTAGTGCCTAGGTAGGAATCGAACCTACGCCCTAAGGGCCACCATGCTAGGCGAGTGAATCAGCCGTGCGATTCGATCCATTTGATCACGGTTTCATCATCCCATCCGAGAACGTACAGCTCCCACGGCATCTCAACCTCGCGCCACTCACTCACGTAGTCAGAGAATCCGCACCGGTAGGCGATTGGGTCGATTTCTGCCAGCACGCGGGAGGTCTCGTATTCCATACCCGCGACGGTCACTGTGCCGTAAACTTCATCCAGTATTTCGTTGTAAGCGTCCAGGGCATCGGCCTCGGCGTAACCGTTGCCGCAGTCGTCCAGCCAAATCGTGAGCGTGTCCATGATCATTTCCTAACGTGAGTGTGTGTAGTTCAGGGATGCCCAGGGAGGGCAGGATCAAACCTGTCCGGGGTGAGCCGATCCGAGGTCAGGGTAGGTTCCGAGGTAGTCATCCCGGTCAGCGGTCGGAACACTGGCAGGGACACGTGCGAGCCCCTTGCCCGCAGGGTGACGCCGCATTGCTGCCAGGCGCTCCTGCACGGCAATCCAGGTGTCGCCGGTTGCGCCGTTGGGTGCCATGCGCTCATCGTCCGCACGGCCGGGGAAGGGGAGGACAGTGCTCATGATCTTTTCTCCTTGTGTGTGGGTTACTGCTGACACAGTAGCACAGTGCCCGGGGCTAGACCGGGAACCATGCCGTACTGGGTCAGGAGAAACTAACGGTCCGTCCGACGGGAGTGTTGTGACAGGCAACGCAGGCTGCGACGGATTCTCCACGCTCCACAGTGTGCGCGTACTGCCCGCATTCGGTCAAGTAAACCGTGGGACCGGAGAAGGGCAGTCCGGCCGTTCGCGTGGGAATGTGAGCTGTGATCCCGTCCCCACCGAAGTCGGGCCGGACGGTAACGATCATGCGAGGGAGTGTGTTTGCCATGCCCTAAGTGTAAGCCCTATTCGGCGTGTCGACCCCTTAGAACCTGTGTAAATAGTGCTAAATCGACAAGATCACTTCGTCAACACTTGTCATGGCAACACTTGCCAAAAATGATCTTGAACTTTGTCATGATCAACTCTTGACAGCCGGATGATCTTGGTGTAGACTAGCGCGCCCTGCGCCTCTGCCTTTTTAGACCCTTTACGATGGGGTCAAAAATCAGCATGGAACTTCTTTTACGATGGGCAGATAAATCAACATGGGACTTTTCGCTGTGTAATTGTGAAAGAACAAGATCATTCTATGTAATTCTGTAGGAGAAAAACACTCACCGGTGCTTGCGCCGGTCCCGAAGGGGAGTAATAGTGTATAAGAGATAGAGACAAAGAAACCAATAGAGAATATCCCACACGTGTTTACTCCTATTCTACGCTTTTAGCGCTTTTGAGGCTTTTTGGGCCGTTATTGGCTTATTTCGGGGCCTTTTTGCTGTT